CATTGCCAACAGTGAGTTGGGTTCAAGCTGATGTGAAACTGTAGTCCAAGGGGAGGACGTAGATGGCGGGTCACGGAGGAAGAGCAAAGAAGGTCCTACAGCTGGTGAGTCCGGGGGAGTATGCTTCCAAGAAGCTGGCTCCTAAGCCGGTCTTCAAGGACTTGACTGAGCTCTGCCCTGATGACTTCAGCCCGAAGCAACGCGCCAAGTGGGAGCAATTCGCAACTTCGACCGCTGGCATGCGAATCACGACCAAGGATGACTTCGACGCGCTGCGCGAGTTGTCTATTTGGTCGTGCATCTTCGATGAGTGCGTACAGTACTTCGAGGGGCTCAAGAAGAAGTATCCCAAGGATACAGCGAACAACATCTACACCTACTCCAGCGAGACTAGCTCTGGGAGCTTGATCTGGAGGCCCCGCCCTGAGTTTTCAATGATGTCGGAGGCATCTCAAAAGTGCCTCAACTACTACGCTCGATTTGGCCTCACTCCCGCTGACCGCACGCGAGTGAATACCCACGAGAAGCAGCTCAACCCGAAGGAAGGAACCGGCGACGATGAGTTCACCTAAGCCTCCCCGCACCAAGCGGAAGGCCGCCAAGTCGAGCGTGACGATGCCTCCCCCCTCGGGGAGCAAGCACGTTCAATTGGCGATGGACTACATCAAGCAGGTACTCAGCGGGGAACGGTCCGCTTGCAAGCTCGTGCATCAGGCTTGCGCTCGTCAGTTGGACGACCTTCGACGGTTCAAGGACCATCCCATTTACTACTGGGATGAAGAGAAGGCCGGGAGGGTTTGCCGATTCATCGAGAGGCTCCCCCACGTGAAGGGGCCCAAGGCCAAGCCCTCCAAGTCCGGAGAGGAAGGGCTCATCGTTCTGGAGGGTTGGCAATGCTTTATCCTCACGACGGTGTTCGGTTGGCGTCGTAGGGACAAGAACAGCCGCCGGTTCCGTCGAGTGTACATCGAGGTTCCCCGAGGGAACGCCAAGTCAACTCTCTCCTCCGGAGTCGGAGCGTATTGCCTTGGGAAGGACGATGAGCAAGGCGCTGAAATCTACAGCGCCGCAACCAAGAAGGACCAGGCCAAGATTGTCTTCGACGTTACTCGCAAGATGCTCGAGAAGCGTCCGGAATTTTCCAAGAAGGCCGGTTTTGAGGTCAACGCTTTCGACATCCAGCACCGAGATACCAACTCCAAGTTCATCGCACTCTCCCGGGATAGCGATGGTCTGGACGGTCTCAACGTACACCTAGCGGTCATCGATGAGCTTCACGCTCACAAAGACCGCGGCATCTACGACGTAGTGGAGACCGGCTGCGGAAAGCGGCCCTCTTCACTACTCTGGTGCATCACTACAGCCGGCAGCGATACCTCGGGCATCTGCTACGAGGTGCGACGCTACTGCCTGAAGGTGTTGGACGGAACGGTCAAGGATGAGAGTCAATTCGCCATCGTCTACACCATCGACGAAGGAGACGACTGGACGGAGCTTTCGACTTGGATCAAGGCGAACCCAAACTGGGACGTGAGCGTGGACGTGGAAGCGTTCACCCAGCTCGCCATGAAGGCGATTCAGGTTGTCTCCGCGCAGAGTAACTTCAAGACGAAGCATCTCAACATCTGGTGCAATTCCGACTCCCCTTGGATGGATATGGCGTACTGGCATCGGTGCGCTGATCCAAACTTGAATGAGGAGGACTTCATCAATAGCACCGACGAATGCTACATGTCGGTGGACCTTGCGTCGCGCACTGACATTGCGGCCCGAGGTAAGCTGTACGTTCGTCACCAGAAGGTTCCGGAGGAGCGGAAGCAGTCCTGCGCTCGGTGCGCTCGTAAGGAGTCGGAGCATCTTGTGGAGGAGCGCGGGTGTACAGCGTTCGTCTCTCCTGGGGATGTCGAGCCTCACTACTACCTCTTCATGGACTGCTACCTCCCCGAGGACGCGGTGATGGATGGCCGCAACGCTTCCTATGAGGGTTGGGCGGGGGAGGGTTGGATCAAGACTACCCCTGGGGCGACGCTCGACTTCAACGAGATCAAGCGCGACATCATCGCGGATGCGAGTCGAGCCCACGTCATCTCTATCGCATATGACCCTTGGCAAGCTGCGCAGATGGCGACGGAGCTCACCGACATCGGTCTGGAGATGATTGAGGTTCGTCCTACGGTCGCAGCATTCAGCGCTCCGATGAAGGAGTTGGACGCACTTGTTCGAATGGGCCGGCTGCACCACAACGGGAATCCCTGCCTGGAGTGGCAGGTGTCGAACGTCGTCTGTCACACGGATGCGAAAGACAACATCTACCCCCGGAAAGAGAAGCCCGAGTTCAAGATTGACGCGGTGGTTGCCGCGATCATGTCAATGAGCCGGGCCATGTTCGCCGGGGACAACACCTATGAGTCCCGAGGGATGAGGCAGCTATGAGCTTCTGGAACCGTATTGCTTCGGCCTTCCGCCCGAAGAATGACTTGCAGCGGGATGACCCCCGTCGCTACATGCAGAACATCCCTTACCAACTACCCGCCGGGGTAGTGGTGACGATGGACAGCGCTCTTCAGTTGAGCGTTGTCTGGGGATGCGTGATGGCGATTACAAACGCCATCGCTCCTCTCCCTTGGAACGTGTTCGACATCCTGCCCGATGGTCGCCGGAGGTTGGTTGCCGATGACCCCCTCGGGAAGTTGCTGAGCGTCCGACCCAACCCCGAGATGACCGCCATCGCGTTCCGAGAAGCGATGTTGATCAACAGCTTGACGTGGGGCAACTCCTACGCTGAGATTGTCCGGAGTCGCAGCGGCAAGGTCGGGGAGCTTTGGCCCCTCATGCCGGACCGGACTTGGCCCGTACGCAACCGGGAGTCGGGCCGGTTGGAGTACATCTACCAGCAGGAGATGGGAGGGTGGGTCACTCTTCAGGCTGATCAGGTCTACCATCTTCGAGGCCCGGGCATCACGGGCTTGATGGGCGACAACATGGTCGCTCGAGCATCCAAGACTCTCGGGCTCTTGGCGGCCCAGGAGAGGTTTGCTAGTGTCTACTACGGGAACAACTCCGTGGTGGGCGGTGTCCTGGAGTACCCCAAGACGCTGACGGACTCGGCTTTCAAGCGGCTCAAGGATGACCTGGAGGATAAGCACAAGGGTCCTGACCGCGCCTTCCGTCCGTTGATCTTGGAAGGTGGGATGGTTTGGAAGCCGCAGACGGCGAATGCTCAGGAGTCGCAGGTGCTCGACTCCCGTCGCTTCTCCATCGAGGACATCTGTCGTTGGTACGGTGTTCCCCCTCACAAGGTTCAACACTTGGACCGTGCGACCTTCAACAACATCGAGCATCTCTCGATGGAGTTTTACAACAGCGCGCTGAAGCCTTGGAACGCGCGCATGGAGCAGGAGGCGGATCACAAGTTGACTCCTGCCCCCAACCGGATCACGGCGCTTGATGCGTCGAGCTTGACGCGCGGTGACTTCAAGACGCGGGCCGAAGGGTATCAAGTCATGCGTCGCATCGGAGTCTACTCCGCCAACGACATCCTTCATCGAGAGGGTGAGAACGGCATCGGTCCCGAGGGAGACATCCGCATCGTCGAGTCCAATATGCAGCCGATGAAGCAACTCGGCTTCCAGAAGGCTCCGGAGATTTACCAGTACCACATTGACGCGGGTATCCCAACGGTCAACGAGGTGCGCGAGCGTCTCCAGCTTCCTCCGATTCCGGAGGGTGACGTGCCGGCGAACGCCATCAAGGCTGCCCAGGAACAGGAGCTTCAGGACTCGGAGCAGAAGCAGCTTCCCGAGAAGCCTGCTCAGCCTCAGCTTCCCCCTCCCCCGGAGGAGCAGCCGAAGGAGAAGCCCAGCAGCAACAACCTCCTCATGGAGTCTGTTGCGCTCCTTCTCGGGTCTACCTTCGAGAGGTACTCCAGAAGGCTCGCCAATCGGTCGGCAGACCTTCGCTCGCGCAAGTTCAAGCGCACCGACTTCAACGCGAACATGTCGGAGGAGCGGGAGCGTCAGCGTCCTCTCATGCTCGAGGAGTGCCGAGAGGTTGTTGAGATTCTTCAGAAGGCCGGGGGGAAGGTGGAGGGGTATGACGCGCTGATTCTCTCGGCACTCGACAACATCGACACCGGGGTTGGGAGCGAGGGAGAGGAAGCCTGGAAGGTCGTGCGGGAAGTCCTCCCTCTCAACCAATCCCTTCCGGCTGAGATGTACCTCATGAAGACGTTCACGGAGGAGTTGGCGCGCGTCCTCCGTCCTCCTGCTCCTCCCCCTCCCGCTCCCCCAGAGGAGATGAAGAAGGAAATGAAGATCATCCGAGATCAGAACGGCGTGGTCATTGGTGCCACGTTCGTGAAGGAGAGGGTGTAACATGTCCGCTACTACAGCCGTTTGTAACTCGTACAAGAGAGAGGTGTTGGAGGGAGTACACCTATTGGCGGACAGCTATTACATCGCGCTCATCAAGAATGGGGCGGCAGGTTCCTTCGACAAGACCACGACCAACTACTCTGAGTTGGGGGCTGATGAGGTTCCCAACGGGTCAGGCTACTTGACGGGAGGGATGTCGTTGACGGGCATCCTTTCAGGCCTCTCGGGAGATACAGCCTACCTGGAGTGGGACAACGCGGTGTGGAGCAACGCAACCATCTCCGCCATCGGAGCGATCATCTACAACGCAAGCAGGGCCAACAAGGCGGTGATGGTCATCTCCTTCGCAGACACCGCAGCCATTCCTATCTCTTCAACCAACGCAGCATTCACCGTCATCATCCCTTCCAGCGGAGTCGGACAAATTCGTCTGACGTAGGAAACCGAGGGCTTCCATGAGTAAGAGCAACGCAACGGAATTGGACATCCTGAAGTTCATCTTCAACCTCACCGCTATCCCGTGGGCTGCGAACGGTACGTGGTACGTGGCGCTGCACACGGCTGACCCGCTCGATGCCGGCGACCAGACGACCAACGAGGCAACCTACACTGGGTATGCCCGCGTGGCGATCACGCGCGGCACGGGAGCGGGTGCCTTCACCGTCGGCAACCCCACCACCAACGTTTCTGAGATCACCTTCCCGCAGTGCACGGGAGGGCCTGAGACGTTGACGCATATGAGCATCGGTCTTGCGGCGAGCGGGGCCTCGCAGATTCTGTACTCTGGAATCCTTGCTGCTCCCCTCGCTGTCGCCAACCTCATCACTCCCCGCGTCATCGCCGGGGCCTTCAGCACTTCGGAGGACTAGCCATGGCTCTCTCTTCAATCGACGCACTGCTGGCGGCCATCGCTGCCAACCAGACGGAAAAGACCCAATTCGTCCGGACCATCCAGACGGGTGCGACCACCGCTGCTGGACGATGGCACGAGCTTCTTTCCCTCGCAAGTGGTACTGGTGGCGGCATGACGCTGACCGGAACGCCTGGGACTGGCATCGTGATGAACGGGTCTACGGCTGGCCGCATCCCGATTGGTGCTGATGTGGGTACGAGCGCCAAGCGACGGCTGCTGGGGATGAGCGCGTGGACTACTTCGACGCTTCTGGTGCCGGGTATCTTATTGCTCACGGACATCATCCACATCTATCCGTCGTGCGTACTCGTTACGACGCCAAGCACGTTGTCGAACCACCCAACGTGGACTGGGACCGGCGACACGCGCATGACGAGCGCCGTGGGCGTCCAGGCGTCCATGCTCCTGACGACGGCCAGCAGCGCGGCAGGTCAGCAGACGTTGACTTACCTTGACCAAGCGGGCAACTCACAGGCGCAGAGCGGCTCCCTTTTTGGTGTCGTGGCGGCGCACCCGTCCGGTTGCTTTGAGGCCCAGGTGGGCTTGACGGCTACCCCGGGCGGATTGAATATGGGTCTTGCCGCTGGGGACACCGGAGTACAGCGCGTGTCGAGCTACACGATCACGACGGGTGCGACGGGAGGAGTGGGTTGTATCATCCTTCACCGTCCCATCGCAATGATTCCCCTCGTGGCGGCGAACACGCCTGGTGAGCGAGACTTCCTCAACCAGTTTCCGACCTTCCCCCGCATCTACGATGATGCCTGCCTCGGGCTCTTCTGCCTCGTGGGAGGAGCTTTGACCGCAAGCACGGGCGTGGTCCAGGGTGAACTCAACACCGTTTGGGACGCCAACTAGGAGTCTCTCGATGCTTCTGCGAAACTCAACCAACTACTCAAACCTGTCCTTCATGGGCGGAGCTTTGGGTGGTCTCGTAGACCGGGCCAACCGACATGGTTGGGCTTTGCAGAATGCTCGGGCTTTCAGCGTCTTTACTTCCTACCCGCCAGGGTATGGAGCGGGAGCTTTGAAGCTAGCGGTGGAGGATGGCGGGATGGCTTGCCGAGCTTCAGGAGTCGGCACACTATCCTCTAGCATCACCGGACTAGGAGATGTGTCGGCAAGCCCAGCAGGGTCAGGAACCAGCGCCGGGGCACTCACCGGACTCAAGGACGCAGCAACGACCATCGTTGGGGTTGGGGCTCTATCTCCCTCCATCACCGGCACAGCTGACTTGGAGTGTACGATTGACATCGGAAGCAAGCCTAGCGCTGATGATGTCTTCTACGCTCTGATGGACAACCCCAACGCGGTAGACGGCCTGACGCTCCGTCAAGCCCTACGAGTCATGGCTGCGGCTCTAGCGGGGAAGGTATCCGGAGCGGGGAGCAACGCTCCAGTATTCCGGGCGGTGGATGACTCCAAGGACCGTATCACAGCGACGACAGATACGAACGGGAATCGTTCCGCAGTCACGGTGGACGGAGACTAGCGAATGGCGCTGTGGCCTCTAGGGTGGTTCAAGTGGCTCTCCCCTCGATTATCCGAGGCAGGGACACCCGCCACCGTAGGAGCCGCACCTGGGGTTATCGCAGCAAGCTCCCCCCTTGGAGAGGCGGAAGCATTCATTGTAGCTCCTCCCGGTTGGCTGGGTGGAGGGGTTGTTCGGCTTCCAGATATCCCGCTCCTGCCCGAGAAGCGTTTTGCTAGCGCGGGAGCGGCTCCGGGGAGGATGAAGGTCCGCTCCCCCTCGGGAAGGGCAAGCGGCGCTCAGACGGTCCTATCCGCAGCGGCGGATGCTTCGATGTCGGGGAGTGGAAGAGCGAGCGCTGGAGTAAACATCGAAGGGTCGATTGGTGAGTTGGTAGTGAAGCACTCGGCAGGGGCAGCAAGAGGGTACCACAATCCTACGGATGAAGAGCTAGCAATGATGGTAGCTCTCTTGGAGGCAGCATGAGAACCTTTGAGATGAAGAAGCAAGTGGAGCAGTTTCGAGCGGCCACCGCTGAGTGGGCGCGTACCCATTCGCGTCTCAGCATGAAGGCCAAGGAGGACGCGTCAGGAGAGATGTACCTCTACGACGTGATCAACTCCGACGATGGCTGGGGCGGGGGAGTGACCCCCAAGGGAGTCGTGTCCGGATTGGAGGAGCTCAAGAAGGCCGGATGCAATACGCTCGACATTTACCTCAACAGCCCGGGAGGGGATGTCTTCGCAGCGGTGGCAATCTTCAACGCCATCAGTCGCTTCTCCGGGAAGAAGAACGTCCACGTGGACGGGTTGGCGGCTTCCTCCGCTTCCCTCATCGCCATGTGCGGCGACAAGATCACGATGGCGAAGAACGCGATGATGATGATCCACAACCCGTGGGGCTTCGCAATGGGCGAGTCCTCCGACATGCGGAAGGCGGCAGAGGTTCTCGATCAGGTCAAGGAGGTGATCGTCAATACCTACTGCGACCGCACCGGATGCTCGAGCGACCAAGCCCGGAAGTGGATGGATGAAGAGACTTGGATGAACGCTGAGGAAGCGGTCACGCGTCAGTTCGCTGACGAAGTCTCTGGCGACGAAGATGAGGAGGCGTCGGACGGGGATGAGCCGACGAAGAACACCTTGAACGGAAAGGCGGGGAAGGAGTCTTTGGCCCAAGCGAAGTTGGCCTTGGAGGAGATGAACACTCGCCTGAAGAACAAGCGGAGTGTCCCGAAGGGCCAGCCCTTCGGGAAGCGCAACGGCCAGCCGTAAGCGCAAAGCGAAGAAGTACAACCCAACGAAGTCAACCTGAAGCAAACCAAACGGAGAAGCAGAAATGGACAAGATCAAGGAGCTGAAGGAGAAGCTGGCCGCCATCAAGGCGGAAGCCGACGCCATCCAGGCGCTGGCTGACCAGGGGAAGCGCGACCTGACCGAGGATGAGGTCAAGGCCATCGACGGACTCTTCAAGGCATTCGACATGACCGAGAAGGAGATCACCCGCCGGGAGCGGCTGGAGGTTCTCAACTCGCGCATGGAGGAGCCCGGCAAGCGCGTCATCGACAACTCCCCCCTGCCGGACCCCCGGCCCGGTCGCATCACGGGTGGGGAGCCTGCGGCCTCGCGCATGGTCGGCACCGGAGGCTTCAAGTCCTTCGGTGAGTTTGCCATGGCGACGCGCCAGGCGGCAGGTGGGCGCGTGGACCCGCGTCTGCACGTGCTGAACGCGGCCAGCACCACGAGCCAGGAGGCGGTGGGCGCTGACGGTGGCTATGCCGTTCCCCCGGACTTCAAGACGGTCATCCTCCAGAAGGTGATGGCGGAGGATGAGCTGCTGGCGATGACGGACAGCATCCCCACCACCTCGAACAGCGTCACGCTCCCGGTCGATGAGACCACGCCGTGGCAGACTTCGGGCGGCATCCAGGCGTATTGGGAGGGTGAGGCGGCGCAGATTCCGCAGTCGAAGGCGGCTCTGCGCAACGTCACCATCCGGGCCAACAAGCTGACGGCTCTTGTCAACGCCACGGATGAGCTCTTGGAGGACGCTCCTTCGCTGGACGCCTATCTGCGCAAGAAGGCTCCGGAGAAGATCAACTTCAAGATCAACGACGCCATCGTCAACGGTGGCGGAGTCGGCATGCCCCTCGGTCTGCTCAATGCTCCTGCGCTCGTGACGCAGGCGGCTGAGGGCGGACAGACGGCGGACACCGTCAACGTCCAGAACATCACGAAGATGTGGGGCCGTCTGTACGGGAAGCTCCGCAAGAACGCGGTGTGGCTGATCAACCAGGACGTGGAGCAGCAGCTGGCCACGCTGACGTTGGGCGGCTCCAGCGTGGCCTTCCCGGTCTACCTCCCCCCGGGTGGGTTCTCGCAGGCTCCCTACGCGACCCTGATGGGCCGTCCGGTCATCGTCACGGAGGCTTGCCAGGCCCTCGGTGACGTGGGAGACATCATCCTCACGGACCTGACGCAGTACCTCACGGTGGTCAAGTCGGGAGGCGTCAAGACCGACATGTCCATCCACCTATTCTTCGACCAGGGCATCACCGCCTTCCGGTTCATCGTCCGGATTGGCGGCAACCCGTACTGGCAGGCGGCCATCGCGCGCAAGAACGGCTCGAACACGCTGTCCCACGCCGTGGCGCTGGCGGCTCGCTAGTAGCTCAGAAGTCAACCCCCTCGCAGTTCACAAGAAAAGAACAAGGAGCTTAGATCATGATTCCGAACATCAACCCCTCGCAGGTTTACCCCAACGTTGGGAGCGTGGTGCCGCAGTCGCTGGCGAGCGCTTCTGCCGACACCGGGGGCACGTACCTCACCGTGCCCCCGGGAACGAAGTGGATGCATCTCCGTCTGTCGTGCGGAGCGGGAGCTGGCTCGGTGGCCGTGACGGCCAACCAGGCCACCTCGGCTGCTGGTGCCGGTACCAAGGCGCTGACGCTGAACCCGACTATCACCGGCATCCTCACCGCGTCGAAGGTGACGCTGTACGACCAGAACCTGGACCTGATCCTGGACTACACCAACGGGTTCCGGTTCATCCAGGTGGTGTGCACGACCACCGGCACGCTCATCGTCGGTCTGGACGTGGCCTTCGGGCCCAACTTCCAGATGGGCTAGAGCAGAGAAGGGTAGCAACCGGGGGAGGGTCATACCTCCCCCGGCGCAGTACCTCTAACACTTCAGGAGTAACCAGATGGCCGCTGACCCTTCCGACCTTACCACTCTCGCCAACGTCAAGGCATTCTTTCCCATCACCAACAGCAATGACGATGCGCTACTTCAGAGGTTGATCACCTCCCTGTCGAAGTGGTTCGTTCAGGAGGTGGACCGTCCGATTCATTCAACGGCTGTGACGGAGATCATCGACGGGAGTGATGAGAGGTTTCGTCAGAAGCCGGCAGTCAACTTGTGGAGCGTCTCCCCCGGCTTGGGGTTGAAGGGCTTCGCATTGGAGTTGAAGTACTATCCGGTCATCGGAGATATGACACTGGTCCGGTGCGTGAACGGAACGGAGATGACGGACATCCCAAAGCGCACGACGTTCGACTCTGCTCCGTGGCTTCCGAATCACGCATACACGGCAGGGGAGCGCTGTACGAATGGCGGAAATACCTACCTAGCTACGGGGAGCGGTACGAGCGCGGCCACGGGAGGCCCTACGGGAGAGGGCTCAAATATCGTGGACGGAGCGGGAGCCCTCCGTTGGAGCTACGAGACTCCGACCGATGAGGGCTGGGTCCTTCTCGAACAGCGTCGGTTGGCGCTTGCAGGAAACTACGAGTTCAACCCCGGAGTCGGCAATATCATCCTCATGTATACCGCAGGGTATGCGGATTCTCCTGCCCCCTCAGAGGTGGAGCAGGCGGTCATCGAGGGTGTCTGCTGGAAGTACCGGGAGCGTGCGTCTCAGCGCCAAGAGAGCAAGAGCGCGGGAGGGGAAGTCATCAAGTGGAGTCAGAAGGAGATGCCGCCGTTCACGGACCGGGTCATTGACCGTTGGCGTCGGACGAAGGTGAGCTAGATGGCAAAGCTATTCGAGATTCAGTCTCAGGTCATCGGACAAGCTGCCGTCGCGCAGGGTTTCATCGACGTCAACAGTAGGGTCCGGAGCCGACTCCGAAAGGAGCTCATGGACATCGGAGCCCGAGTGGCGATGGCTGCTCAGGCAGCGGCTCCGAAGGATACGGGGAAGCTCGCCAAGTCCATCAAGGCGAGCTTGAAGGAGACGGGCAACAAGATGACGGAGCAGATCAGGGCCGGGAAGAAGTATGGTATCTTCCTGGAGAAGGGAGTTGTCTTCCACGGAACGAAGGGGAACCGGCGAGTGGGAGGACATTCGACCAAGGGAGCGATCAAGAGGCTTCATCTCCTTCGCTCCTCCGGCAACTGGCGTATCCGCCCACGTCCGTTCATGATGCCTGCATTCGACGCGATGCGAGAGCAGATTCAAGAGCGTCTTCACGCAGTCGTATCAGAAGCCGCAACGAAGGAGTAACCGATGGCCATCAACCGAGAAGCTCTCTGCGCTGCTCTCTTCGCAAGACTACAGGCTAGTCTGTCCACCAACATCAAGACCTACACCCGGACCTACATCACCTCGGACAAGCTGGCTACGCTGACGGACCAGCCGGCCCTCGTACTCAACGCAGAAGCGGAGGAGCCCGGCAATCTCGAGCAAGGGATTCCACCCACGTGGACTCTTCACTTCAGCATCGTCCTCTTCTGCCGCTCTGCGGATACGACGGTGGACAATGAGACTATCTTCCACCCACTCATCGACCTGGTGGAGTCCGCTCTGGAGTATCGGAACGGAGAGGCTACCCCTCAAGGAGTTGCTCGACACGACTGTTGGAATACGACGCTTGGCGGGCTCTGCCGTCGAGCGTACATCAGCGGAATCATCGAGAAGAACGAAGGCCCTGCCGGTGACCAGGCCTACGTGAGTATTCCAGTCGCCATCGAAGTGACCCAGTAGTCCCACACTGAAAGCGAGAAGAAGACATGGCACAATATTCCTTCGGAGTCGGACAGGTCACCCTGATCCCTCCCGGTACCAACCAGACCCCCCTCCCCTTGGCCGTCCTCAAGGACATCACGCTGGAAGTTTCCTTCGACATCAAGCGTCTCATGGGCTCCAACGGCTTCCCCGTGGACGTGGCGCGCGGTGCGGGGAAGATCACCGGCAAGGCCAAGTACGCGCAGGTCAGAGGGAACCTCTGGGCGTCGGTCCTCACCGGGGCCACGACCACGACGGGCTCCACCTACGGTGTGCTCAACCAAAGCACGGGGGTCATCTCGGGCGCTGCCTACGATGTTGGCTTCGTCAAGGCCAACTTCGTCGATGATCTCGGAGCCGTGGATGAGACGGGCACTCCACTCAAGGTGGTTGCTGCGGCTCCCGCTGTGGGTGAGTACTTCGTCAACATGGCGGGCGCCAACCCCGTCTACACCTTCAACGCGGTGGCGACGGGCAAGACGTATACGGTCAGCTACTCGCGGAAGGATGGGCTCACTACGAGCCAGACCGTGACGTACAACAACCAGCTGATGGGAGCCAGCACCATCTACCAGGTGGCCATGTTCAACTCCTTCCGGTCGAAGAACATCGGCCTGAAGCTGTTCGCCGTGAGCATTCCGAAGCTCGGAATGGGCTTCAAGCAGGACGACTACACGGACCAGGACATGGACATGGAGGGCTTCTCCGACAGCAGCAACCGAGTCCTGGAGATGTACTTCAGCGAGCCGTAGTCAAGACGTTCAATCCTGAAACACCGCCTCAGGAGATCAAATGGAAACGATCACGCTTGGAAGCAAGGTTCTCTCCTTCGCACCTCTCAACCTCAAGACTCTTCGGTTCATCCTTCCTCGGCTGGAAGCGATTGGAACGGAGGGCTTGTCGAAGGAGGCCCGTGTGGGAGAGTTGGTCGAGGTTCTCCACGCCACCGTCTCGCGCACCGACCCCACGGTGACGAAGGAGTGGTTGGAGGAGAACGTCTTGGTGTCTGACGTTCCCTCCATCATGGACTCGATCATGAAGGCGAGCGGTCTGAAGAGGGTGGCTCCGGGGGAAGCGCCAAGCCCGTAGACTGGGGCGACATCTACGGGCTGTTGTGTACCTCTCTAGGACGGCTCCCCTCGGAGATTGGGGAGATGACGCTTCTCGATGCGATGGAGCTAATGACGTACTGGGCGAAGCAACCTCCCACCCACGTCATACTCGCTGCAGCGTATCGAGTAGTGGAAGCTCCGAAGGAAGCTGCTCCGATTCCCGGGGAAGCTGAGTTGAGAGCGCTGGTGGCGTCGTTCCAAGGAGGGTAGTTCAATGGGAGCAGGCCCAGGTAAGGTGATTCAGCTGCAGGTGGCGGTGGGCGTTGATGGCCTTCTGCAGAACCTGAAGGTTGCTACCAAGGGAGTTGACGACGCTGCTCAGCAGATGAACGCGAGCTTCAAGGGACTCGGGGAAGGGGCCAAGCACGCCGACAAGGCGCACGGCTCCTTCCTCGATACCTTGAAGGAGTTCAAGAAGGAGCAGACTCAACAGACCCGCTATGCTCGGTTCTACGCCAACGAGCTAGCGTCCATCGTCCCAGGAGCCGGTGCTGCGAAGAACGCAGTGATGGGCTTGGGCGGTGCGATGATCGAGGGCTTGGCGGGAGGGGGAGCCCTCGCTGTCGGCTTCGAGCTTGCGAAGGTAGGCTTGGAGTCGTTGAACGAGATGCTCAACGAAGAGAAGAAGCAGGAGATGGAGCTAGCGGAGCAGCACTTCAAGACCTTTACTGCGATGTCGGAGTCGATTGACAAGGCAGCGAAGGGATACGTGACTCTGCGGTCCAAGACGGAGGAGTTGGAAGTCAGCCTCCGAGAGGGAATCAACAAGCAGGTGAAGGAGATGAGGTTCCAGTTGGAGGAAACCCTCAAGCATCAGGGTTGGCTCTCCAAGCTGTTCGGTTCCAGCGAAGTGGACGCGCTCCGGGAAAAGATTGCCGGACTCCTCACGGAGCTCAACAACCCCAAGGTCGCGGGGAAGCTCAAGCTGCTCCAAGAAGAGGAGAGCATCGCGGAGGCAACGAAGGCAGCTGATGAGATGCGGCGTCTCTTCGCAGGACTTGGCGATGAGACTACGCGCATCCGGACCGAGACGGACATCAAGCTCAACGAGATTGACCGACGCTACCGTGAAGCGATGTACGCTGACGACGTGACGATGATGCGTTCCCTCGAAGCAACTCGGGAGTCCATCGTGTCGGAGTCTCAGGAGCGTATCCGTCGAATCAAGGTTCAGAAGCAGTTGGCCTTCGAGGAAGAGGCTTTCCAGTTCACCAAGGGAACGATGGACCAGGAGTCTCAGTCGTTGGTTCTCTTAGACATGAAGATTCGCAAGTACAAGGAATTGGCGAAGCAGTTCCCAGCAGAGGCAGAACACTACAAGCTCCTCATCAAGTTGGCTACGGAGGCCCAAGCCCGGGATACGAAGAAGGCTCAAGATGAGCGTGTGTTCGCAGCGGAGTCGGCCAAGCGCGGAATCCTCGAGCAAGCGCGGAATCAAAAGCAAGCAGAGGACTTGGAGATTCAGAAGAGTCTCTGGGCCGCTCTTGAGCAGAAGGCTCAGGGATACATCGACGTAGCTGCTTCCATGGGAGATGCTTTCGGTCAAGCGTTCGCTTTGATGATCACCGGAGCAAAGTCCTTCGCGGGCGGAATGGCCGACATCTTCAAGTCCATCGTCTCGCTCGTCATCTCGGCTCTTCAGAAGATGATCATGGCTTGGGCAGTCGAGTCCGCGGCAGCGGCCTTTAGCTCGCAGGCCGGCATCCCTATCGTCGGACCTTTCCTCGGAGCGGCAGCGGCCGCAGCGGCACTCGGGCTCGTAGGAGGGCTTGTCTCGCAACTCCCCTCGGCAGCGGGAGGTTGGGACGTTCCTCAGGGGATCAACCCGATCACGCAGGTTCACGAGCGTGAGATGGTTCTCCCGGCTCAGTACGCTGACGTCATCCGAGGCATGGCCAACGGCTCCCCCTCGGGAGGCGGCACGGTTGTGATCCACGCCATCGATGCGCGCGGAGTGAAGGAGTTTGTGGAGTCTGGCGACTTTGCTCGAGCTTGGCAACAGGCTCGCAGGAATGGGAGGCTGTAATGTCTTCTCTTATCTTCCCCCTCAGGGCAGTAGGTGCGATCATTCGCAGCAAGGAACCGGTCACTGATACTCGCATCGACACCGCTGTGAGTGGGAAGGAAGCGCGCTCCACTTGGCAGTCGATTCCGCGATGGCGCTACAAGATTGGGTTTGGCTCAGTCCGGTCGGATACTCGGCAGGACTACCAACATCTTGTCGGTCACTTCCTCAAGCACCTTGGTCAGCTGGATAGCTTCCTCCTGCGAGACCCTGAAGACTGTCTCTCCTACTACCAATGTTTTGGCATTGGCGACGGAGTCACTACCTCCTTCCAGATTCAGCGTGCGTTGCTCGGGAAGGTGTACGACGGTACGGGAGGCCCGTGGGGTTTCACCACCAAGCCGAGAAAGAATCTCTGTCTTCGCAGTAATGAGATGGGCACGGCTCCCTGGTCTACCGCAGGAGGTACTCTCACGCCCAATACGGGCAGGCCGGTGGAAGGCACGCCTGCTCAGACGGCCAACACCCTCTACGACAACGCTGGACTTGGATATCACGGCATCTATCAGGACATCACCCTAGCCGCGTACAAGCAGCACTCCTTCAGCGTCTACGTCTCGCCTATCGAGGGGTATCAGCTTCAGCTTGAAGCGGGAGCCGCACTAGGCAAGGCGTTCTTCGACTTGAACGCCAATACTGCGACGGTGGTATCGGGCAGCGGAGTTCAAGCCTACATCACTTCATGCGTCGATCAGATGAGGTACGGCTGGTGGCGCTGCGAGATGATCTACGGCTCCAACGGAGCAGCGTCCTACTCGCACATCATCAATACGGGGCAGGGTGGGGTTGCCTACTACGAGGGTCATGAGGAGAATCAGCTGCTGCTCTGTAATGCGCAGGTGGAACAATTCCACACTGGAGCGGTAGGAGATGGTGGGCGTGCTACTCCCTACATCGCCACGGCGGGGTCTATCGTGACCGTGAATCCGGTCCACTACCCGTTGGTGGGTGATGGGTTTGAGCCGGTGTTCGATGCTCGAGAAGTCTACATCTACAAAGATGACACGGAGATGACGTGGTCCACTGAGTGGACGATTAGTTCAACAGGCGTGATCACCTTCGCTACTCCCCCCGCTGCCGGAACGCGATTGACTTGGGAAGGTACTTACTACAAGAGGGTCCGGTTTGAAGACCCAAATCTTTCGATGGAGCGCATCGTCGAGAGCATGTGGGCAAACGAGTTGAGCCTCATCACGGTGAAGCCATGAGAAGCGCGCCAGCCGCAGTCATTGCCTATCTCGCAGCGAACAACGTCACCGCACGCGCGGACCTATACACCGTCACGCTCGTAGACGGCTCAACCATCTACCGATGGACCAACTTCGACACTGACTTGGTCGTCAGTGGTCAGACGTACAGGTCTTATGGCGCAGCCGGCCCGTTGATCAAGCGGGGAACGTACTCGCAGAACAACCGGCTTGCGGTCGATACGCTCGACTTGACGTTGAGCGGGAGAGGCTTCTTGATCGGGGGAAAGACTCTGGGCCTTCTCTCGGCTCAGGGTTACTTCGACGGAGCTCGTATTCAGGTAGACCACCTTATCATGCCCAAGCCCGGGGATGTGAGCCTAGGTCCTATCCCTTCGTGGTTCGAGGGCCGTGTGGCGGAGGTGGAGCCTATCGGTTCCGGATGTCGTATGCGAATCAAGTCGGAGTTGGAGACGCTCACAACGAGGCTCCCGAAGTTTCTCATCCAACCGAGTTGTAGCAACGCGGTCTACGACACCAACTGCGCACTCAACAAGGCAACCTACACTGACTCGGGTACAGCGACCGGCGGAACGACAACGACGCTGACGACTGCGACGGGAGCGATCACCGGGAAGGCCGCCAACTACTACTGGCTGGGTGTCGTCAAGTTCACGAGCGGCTCCGTCCTGAACGGGCTCAAGCGCGCCGTGCTTTCTTCCAGCGGTGGGACGATCACCTTCGGGCTTCCCCTTCCCATCGCTCCGACCACCGAGACGTTCACCATCTACCCCGGCTGCGATATGACCCGGACGATGTGCATCTCGAAGTTTTCCAACGCCAACCACTTCCGGGGATACCCCCACGTGCCGACTCCTGAGGGAGGTTCCTAGTCATGGTTGCTCGAGACCCAATCGACTGGCCGGGTGGAGACCCCATCGATGATCCTCCCCCTCCGGAGTCTGAGGAGGTTCCGACGTTCGACACCGGGCCGGTGACGGTGGCGAAGGAGGGGAAGCCTCTACCCACAGTCTACGGAACCTTCAAGGTGCCGGCCATCCTCTTGGAGAAGGCCGCTCCCGTTTCTGCGGTTCCTCCACGTCGCGTTGCTTCGACTGCCTACGAGGCAGGCGAGTACGTCACGGTGCTTGCCTACGTCGTGCTTGGAGCTTCCTCGCAGGATGCTGTCTTTCTCTGTACGACCGGAGGCACCGCTAGCGGGAGCGCAGACTTCAGCACGGCGGGTAGCCCTATCGCCATGAACTCCATCTACGGTCCGGATGGCGGGTGCTACTGGAAGCTCGTAGGCTTGGGCGCGTTGAAGGTGAATACGCAAGCCATCTTGATGGGCCTCTGCGAGGGAGAGGGGAAGGGCTCGCTTCAGATGTGGTGGGATAAGGAGCGGGTCAATGCGCTCTCTTTGACCCAGCCCGGTCGGAAGCTGACGATTCAACTCGGGAAGGATGATCTATCGCAGGCCATTCCCTCCCCCTTCGACAGTACGACGGACTATCAACACACGATGGTCGTCTACGGAACGGCTGTTCCAACAGGTACTGAGAAGGAAGTGCCCGGCCTCTTCTTCGAGGTTCAGGGCGTCATGTTCGGAGTAGCGACTAGAGACGTCAACCCGGCAGACGTATTCAACGACCTTTTGACGCACTCTAGGCGTGGCCGGGGATGGCCCTCGGGCCGAGTAGACTCCTCCGTCACGGGCACGGCTGCAGGAGGCTTTCGCGTCTACTGCGACGCTCTAGGCATCCGCCTCTCGATGTGCCTGAACGCCCAGCGTAGCGTGATGGAGATTCTACAGGACATCTTGACCGCGACGAATAGCGATGCGGTTTGGAGCGGAGGGAAGATCAAGGTCATCCCTCTCGGGGACAAGGCGACCACGAGCCACGTCTACGGCTCCACCAACTACACTCCGGTCAACACTTCCCAGTACGCTCTCGGAGTGGACGACTTCCTCAACAAGGATCAACCTGTTCGTGTTGAGCGTCGGGCGGATGCCGACTGCTACAATAGCTGGCCCATCGAGTACGTTCACGGAGCGAGCGGGAGCTACCAGCGAACCACCGTAGAGGATAAGGAGCAGGCCAACATCGACACTCGGGAGCTTTGGCGCGCTCCGACAACGGTTCTCCCCTTCAGCTTCCCCGGCGGGGAAGTGCCGGTGATGATCAGCCGAATCCTCGCCCAGCGTAGCCTCTATGTTCGCAACAAATACTTCTTCCGTCTCTCTTGGCGGTACATCCGCTTGGAGCCGCTCGACATCGTCACGTTGACGGAGCCCGAGATGGGACTCAACGCGACACCGGTCCGGATTCTCTCCATCACCGAGGGAGAGGACTACACGATTGACGTGGTGGCGGAGGACTATCCCGAAAGTGTTCAAGGCGCGGTGTCGTACACTCCCCAAGCAGGGGATGGTTACGCATCGAACGATAAACTCACAACGGCGCAACTTCCCACCGCCGTGGACGGTACTCAGATGACAGTCTCTCAAGCCGTAATCGGCGCAGCAGCCGTCATTGCCGGTTGCCTTCCGGATGCCGCGGGTACTCGAAGCAACTTCAACAATCTCTGGCCCAATCCGTCGAGTGAGGTGGCTCCCCCCTCGGGAGCAGATGAAAGTCAGCCTGAGTGGTACCTTCGTCGGTTCACGGCTCCGGCTTGGATTGCTACTCACGCCTACATTGTAGGCGATACTTGTACAAACGGGGGAAAGGGATATATTGTCACCACGGGAGGTACAAGCGCGGGATCAGGAGGACCGACCGGAACGGGTACCAACATCGTGGACGGAGCGGGCGCTCTGAGATGGGACTATGTATCGTCAGTAGTCTTCACAGCTACTCCGTACAGTGGAAATTATACACGCGTCGTGATGAGTGATGGAGGCTCTGTACTTAGTTTCCCCGTATCTGAGGGGGAGTCGGTCTATATGACGGCGATGGGAAAGAAGGTTTCTACCGGCAACGTCAACGTAGACATCACCTTCTTGGATGCTCGAGGTAATGGATTGGGAGGAGCTTCTCAATCCTCCACCTCGGGGTCTTGGACGAAGTTGTCTGCGTTCGCTACCGCTCCCGCAGGTACGGTCAAGTGCGAGGCTCAATTCTACGGAGTGAGTGGTGCTGGAAACGGGCTCCTCTTCGATGCTCTGTTTGTCGGGCGAGGGGTTGATCCAGGTCAGTTGACTCCTGGGACTGAGCGACAAGTTCAGCAGGTGACGAGTGGAGTATCCGCCTGGACTTCCAACTTAGTCCAGGAGTCGTGGGTTGCTCCGACGTTAGCGGGTACTTGGGTGAACTATGGGGGAGGTTATCTCAACGCAGGTTACTACAAGGATGTGGGAGGAACCGTTCACCTGCGAGGTATGATCAAGAGCGGGACAATCGGTACAACTGCCTTCACACTTCCCAGCGGGTACAGACCTAGTGCTACTTGTAGGTTTGTGACAGAGTCTAACTCTGCCCACGGCATTTGTACTATTGACTCTAGCGGAGTCGTAACACCAGCAGCCGGCAATAACGCCTGGTTCAGTCTCGACGGTATCACCTTCGACACTCGATAGGGAGGATGTATGATCTTCACGGCGAAGGCGACAGAGCTTCTCAAGCGCCTGGAGGGCCTTCGGTTGGAGGCTTACCAGGATGAGGCGGGTGTCTGGACAATCGGATACGGTCACACGGGCCGGGATGTAACCCCCGGTTTGAAGTGGACCCAGGAGCAAGCCGACAAGGCTCTGTATACTGACGTCAATACGTTCGTCAACGGCGTGCTGAATTTAGTCGGCAACGCTCCCCTCAACGATTCGCAATTTTCAGCGTTGGTCATCTTCGCTTACAACGTCGGGCTCCGGGCTTTCCTCGGCTCCACCCTTCGACGTCACGTCAACGTAGGCTCTCACGAGAAGGTTCCGGGGGAGCTCAGGAAGTGGTGTCACGTTCACGCTCCGGACGGGAGCTTGCGCGTCAGCCCTGGACTTCTGAAGCGTCGAGAAGCTGAGATCAACCTTTGGCTGAGCGCGGAGTAGAGGATGACGACTGATATGGTAGTGGCGAAGGTACTCGGAGCCGTGGGTGGAGGAGCCGTCTGGCTCGTATCCGTACACATGGCTGCGGTTCAACGTGTCGGCTTCTCGGGCCTCTCCCCTCAAGAGGTGGTGGCGAGCAATGCGCCGCTCCTCTTCGTCTTGGTCGGAGGAGTGATCGCCATCTTCTTCGGGATCAAGCAGATCATCAACTTGTATGAAGCCTTCCTCGGGGTCATCCGGAAGGTCGTCAAGCAGGTGATCGAGGCTCACATGGAAGCTGAGAACGCTGAGCGCGAGCGTCTCCGGACTGAGCTACGGAATGCGCTGAGCCGGCTGGACTCCTTCGAGAAGAAGTTGAAGAGGTACTTGAAGCTCAGGCTCAGCGACGGAACGATGACCATTCAGGAGATAGCTCAGGCGATGGAAGAGCAGGCCAACGAAGAGGAAGAAGGAGAGGTGGAAGGTGGATAAGCTCAAGAAGTGGGAAGATCAATTCATCAAGACCGTTCAGCATCCGGCCATCGCGAGGCTTCTGACGCTCGTGGTGGTGGGCGCTGTCGTTCTGACGAAGATGCGCCCGGAGCTTGAGTGGCCGCGGTGGGTCATCGAAGTCGGCGCAGCGCTCGGCATCTACGGGAGTATCCATCGAGAGCAGAAGGAGTAGGCACATGGGAATGACGACGGACCCAGAGCATCCAGAGCTCACCCACGGAGTCGATAGCAAGCCCGTTCCTCAGGCCAAGGTGTACCTCGTGCTGTCTGAGGAGGAACGCGCCAAGGGCTTCACGCGGCCCTATCGGGATGCGTACGTCCACACCTCCTGCGGAGGAGAGACCAAGATGGGCTATGCGCTCTCAGAAACCTACGCGCGCAATCCCAAGTTTTACGGGGCCACCTACTGCGTCCACTGCTCTATGCACCTCCCCGTGGGAGAGTTCAAGTGGAGCAAGGATGGGGAGGTGGTCGGGTCATGAAGTGGGAGCCTTGGGTTTGGAGACTACTCGTGCCGGCCCTCCTTGTCCTGCTCTGGGCTCAGAGCAAGCGGGGAGCGGAGCAGCTACGAGAGCAGGAGTCGGAGCATCTCCAGGCCCAAGGCTTCCTCGTAGCTGAGCGCGATGGGCTGAAGTCGAAGGTGTCCGGGCTCGAGCATAGCAGCGCGGACCTAGCGAAGGAGCTAGAGCGGCTCCGGAAGGCCGCTGGGCCGCTGACCCCCGTCCTCGCTGCCTCCCTCGTAACCGGCCCGGTCCGCGCTGAGGGCCTTCCCCGGGCTCCTCTCGCTCCCTCCCCCGGCCCGGGGAGCCCGCAGGTCACGGCTCCCGAGGTAGCTACCCCGGCGAAGGAGACGGCTCCGGGCCTCCCGTGCCTTCTCGCTCCGGGCGATACGGGAGAGGTGCGAGTTCAGGAGGTGGCGGTCAGGACAGAGGCGGGGAACGTCGTGATGGCTGGGACGGCTGAGTGCTGGAGGCTGTCCCCCTCCCCCGTGACGCGACTTCTTCATGGGCCGTTCTCAGCAGGCTCGAAGTTGACGATGGAGCCGACGAAGCAGAGCTTGGGATGGGGAGCGGGCTTGGTCGCGGGGTTGACTGGGACTGGGTGGACTCTGGGACCGGCTGTAGCGGCTCCTCCCCTCAAGCTCTGGAGTTGGCAAGCAGAAGCGACGGCTGGTGTCGGACTCGGCCCGACTGGCTGGAGCTTGGGAGTGACGCTGGTCCTTCGATGAGTTGGCTGGAGTCCTAACCTTGGCGGCGGGGAAGGGGCTCCAGGAGAGCACGGGCTCAGCACCCGGGCCTTGAGGCCCCGCGAGTCCTGAGAGGGATGCGCGGGGCCTCTCGTATCTGAGGCCCGTAGCCTCTCCCTCGCGTGACCCTCTCCGGGCCGGGGCCTTCCCCCTCGGCTCCCCTCTCTGCGGGCTCCTAGAGGGGTCCTAGCTCGTAGGAAGGGCCTCCCCGGGAAGGGAAGGCCCGGGGAGCGCGCTAGGCGTGCCCTCCGCTCCGGACTTCCGAGGGTAGGAGCGAGCCCGGAAGGCCACGCTAGACGCGGGCCTAGACCCCTCCGGAGCGGCTCCGGGCTCCCCCTCCTAGCTCCCCCTCGGGGAGGGCTTGTAACGCGCCGCGTTATAAGTGGGCACGAAAAGGCCCCGGGCCGGGGAGCACTGTTGAGCTCCCCGGCCCGGGGCCAGGACCTACTTCAGCAGCGACGACAGCGCGTCCAACTCGCGCTTCCTCCGCTTGATCTCCGCCACCAACTCTTCGGTGGGAATATTCGACAGGTTGTTGACCCGCTTCTCCGGTGCCTTCTTCCGGCTGCGGCTAGACATCTTGTCGAGCTGGTGGAGAACGCTGTTCGCGTCCGACTCCTCTACGGTGGCGGCTTCCGGCATCTTCAGACCGAGAGTCTTCACCGCAGCGTAGACGGTGCTCATCGACCGGCCCGACTGCTGGGCGATGGTCTTGAGCGCCACGCACTTCTTCCCGTTGATCATGAGCGTCTTCATCGTGATCGTCTCTCCAGAAGCCTTAGCCTTCCAGCTTCTCCTTCGTCTTGAGGTTGTACTTCTGTCCCAGGCCTTCCCCGAGACCACACCCGTACTTGGCGTGGCACTTGGAGCAAAGGATTCCCCAGGGGCCTTGCTTCGTCTTGCCGTCCACGAACACTTCCTCCAGCTTCTTCTCGCACAGGTCGCACTTCTCCGGGGGAGTCCCCATCCAGCGCTTCTTGCTCACGTAGACTTCACCTCCCTTCGCATCTTCAGAAACTTCTGCTCTTGGCAGAAGCAGAGCCCGGTGTCGGGGTCCTTGAAGACCACGAACGTCCGGAGTGGGAAGTGCGGGACCGTCACCTGCGCCCCCACATAGAAGGAGCGGCTGGCGACGGAGCGGCTGACCTTGACCCAGAGATAGGCGTCCAGGGAGCGGGGCATCGGCCTCCCGCTCCCCGGAACGTAGCCCACCACCTGAACGGTCACCAGCTTCTCGTTCATTCGGAAGGGCACGACGGCTCCCTAGAGGTTGGGCTCGCCGGGGAGCCGTCCGGTGAACTCGGCCCGCAGCGCGGCCTGGAGGCCGAACACCGTCAGAGTGGCGGTATCCGTGTCGTTGTCGATGAGGATGATGCTCTTCTGCTCCAGCTTCCTGGCGCAGGGGAGCTGCCAACCGGCCAGGTGAACTCCCTCCCCCTTCCTCTCGGCCTCGCGGAGCTTCACCAAGAGCTCCAGCTCCACCTTCCTCATGTCCTTCACCTTCCGTCCACGCGCCGCATCCGGTCCGTAGCTAGGCATCACCGCACTCCCTTCGGGGCAGCCAGGTTGCTGTCCATCTTGAGGTTGAACCACTTCGTCCACGTGTACTCCGTCTGGTACTCCTTCTTCACAATTCCCTTCCGGGCCCAGTTGACCTTGAGGGTCCGCTCCTTCGTGTTGATCTCCGTCACCGTTCCCTCCCCGAAAAGGAACAGGACCTTGCGGCCGTCCGGGTACAGGTTGCCGTCGCTGCCGACCACCTGGACGATGCTCCCCTTCTTGGCCTTGGGACGGGGAGCGTCGGGCTTGTTCGCGTCCGGGTGGATGAACGGCTGAGCCCCGGGCTTGGGCGGCCAGGTCGGAGGGCCACGCCAGATAGGGTGGGTGTCGATGACCGGCTTGAACGTCTTGCGCGGCTCCTCCTTCCGCTTCCCCTTCGCCGGGGCCTTCCGGAGGGCACCCGGCCTCTTCTCCCGTGCCCGCAGGTCCTTCCGGGCCGGAGCCTTCCCCTTCCCCCGGGGCACCGGGGAAGCCTTCCGGGCCTTCTCCTTGAGCCGCTTCTTCTCCTTCGCCCGGAGCACGGCACGAGCCTTCAGGTTAGGGTCCGTCTTGCCGTAACGGACCATCTTCAGCGGGTCAGACTTCACGCGCTTCACGGCTCGCTCCTTCCGGGATACTGGCACTCCTGGTGACCCGTCATCTCCCCCTCGGCTCCGCAGTCGGCGCAGCTCAGCCGCTTACGGCGCGACATGGACGGCGGCACGGGCTCCGGCACCGGCTTCTCCAGGAGACCACCCACCATGTCGTCGCTGTCGCGGAGGATGATCGGGTGGAGGCTGAACTGGCTCCCCGCCAACTTGACGTAGGCACGGGCCTGCTCATACCGCACCTCCACCCCGGCCCGCTTCAAGCTGCTGGGCTTGTCGGTGATGAATTCGCCGGTGAACCGGCCCGACTCCTCCAGCCGCGCCCAGCACCAGCCAAAGCGGCCCTTGATGAGCCGCGCCTTGAGGTCCTTCCCCTCCTTCGTCCGGAGCCCGACCGGGAACCAGGCGAGCCAGCCGTGCTCGGCCAGCTTGAGCTGCTCCTTCAGAAGCTGGTCCACCTTCCCAGCGGCCCAGTCGCTCAGACCCGAGTCCTCCACGTTGAGGTCCTTGGCGGCCCGGTCCGCTTGGACCTTCCGGCTGCGCTCCATCGACTCCTTGATCTCTTCGATGCTGGGGAACCTGACCAAGTCCCTGTGCGACGGCATAGCGTCCTCCTACGGTTCTGGTTTCGACCTTGATCGGTCTCATCAGCGGGGGAGGTTCCCCCGGACCAGAGCAGGACCGGGGAGCGCGAGGGCTCCCCGGTCCGGTCCTTCTGCTACTTGTCGCTGAGCTTGACCAGCTCGTTCTTGATGTCGTGCTTGAGGTAGCCCGCGTCGCAGTTGTGCGTCCTGCACAACTCCCTGAACTCGGCCACCGTGCGTCCGACCTTGTACAGCTGGAAGGTCCGGTAGGCCAGCGTGCCCTCACGGCGCGGGTTGTCCTCCACCTTCGTGAACTTCCGGCTGTCGTTGTCCAGCGGGCTCTCCCGCGTGCGCTTCTCCCCCTTCTTCGTCGGCTCCTCCTTCTCCTCCGGGGCCTTCCCCTTCCCCTTCGAGGCCGGCACCTCCTGCTTCGGCCCGGTGCCCACCTTCGACTTCTTCACATCCTCCGGGCCGTCAGGGATGACGTACGTGGTGGGCTTGGGCGTCGGGGCCTTCGCAGCGCCCTGGGCGAAAGCGGCCTGCGCCTCCTTCTCGCTGAGCGGCTTGTTCAGGTTCGTGGGCCGCTTCTTCTCGCGCTCCTCCTTCGCTGCTTCGGCGATGACGGCGGCACCCTTCTTGAGGGCCTTGGTGGACTCGGTGGCGATGCTCTTCTTCGTCGGCATGGACAACTCCTTGGCGGTGGTTCCGGGCTTGCTCGCCCGGAGGAGGTAGAACAGACGTTCAGAAAACTGCTTGGCGTACGACTGGTGATGCTCGAGCGTTCTGTTGACGGAGATGGTCGGGTTGGGATCATCGTCGCTGATGTACTTGCCGTCGGATGCTGACTCCAAGTAACGGTACCACGCGGCGAAGATGTCCTTCAGGTGTCCTCCTTCGACTTCGAGGTTGGTGGGAGTCTTGACCCGGTAGGCTCTGGAGAGTGCGACCAGAGCCTTCTGGAGCAAGCGGGGGGAGGGCCGGAACCAGAAGCCGGTCCGGTCGGGGAAGAGGTTGATCAGCTTAGACGACAAGCGGATGTCCCACTCCCCGGTCTCAGTGATCATCGCGGCTCCCCGCTAGTCGAAGGAGCCGCCCTGACGCCACCAGAGCTTCAGCTGGGCGTCGAAGTGAACGGTACGCTCCGCCACCTCCAACTCCAGGTCCTTCCGCATCGCTCCCTTCTCCGTCCGGCTCACGATGATGGAGCTGGAGGTGAACTCGCCGTTGCTGTAGTCCTGGCGGATGGCGGGGTTGGTGTGAAGCGGGGGGAGGTTCCGGTCCAGCTTCTCCTTCTCGTGGGCGTTCTCAGCGAGCGACAGCCGCGTCAGAATCTTCTCCAGGATGGCCTCCCTCTTCTCCGGCAAGGGAGCGTCCTCCCCCCTGGTGACCGTCGTGTTGTACGTACGCCAGTTCACGTTCCTCCTCATAGCATCCTCCTACGGTTCTGGTTTCGACCTTGATCGGTCTCATCAGCGGGGGAGGTTCCCCCGGACCAGAGCAAGGACCGGGGAGCGAGCGCGCTCCCCGGTCCGGTCCTTCTGCTACTCCTCTTCTCCCATCTTCTTCCAGCACGCGCCGCAGATGCCGGTCATGAACATCTCGCGGTACTCCGCGCTGAGCTCCGGAAAAGCGTTCTGGATGAGCTCCCCCTGCTGGTACCGGCGCAGCCCCTCCACGGGCATGGCGATGGTGTAGGACTTCTGGCAACCGGGACAGGTCTTGTTGATCTTCTTCCGGACGCTCGTGTCTGCCCGGACTAGCTCAGTCAGCTTGGCCATGACGTCTCCACCTCTCTCCGGGGGAGGATTCCCCCGGGCTAGAGCCCTCCCCGAGGAAGGCCCTAGCCCGGAAGGGAGGGGCCTAGGCCCCTCCGCTCCTAACCTGCGGGCTCCCCGGGAGGCCCCGGGGAGCGTTCTAGAGCGTTCCGGGCCGAAGGGGAGGGGGAAGCGTAGGGCCTCCCTCCCCGGGCACCGTCTAGGGCACGCTAGCTAGGGGTTGGGGTCCCAGCCAGCGGCCCTCTCGGCCCTCTCGGCCTGGAGGGCCTGCTCCTCCTTCTTCTCCTCCTCAGAAAACCACGCGGCCTGCTCCGCCACCGTCATCCCCTCCGGAGGCTCCACCGGAGGCGGGCACGTGTGCAGCTGCTCCGTCGTGTCGTGGAAGCCGCACTCGCAGTGCGTGAGTTGGCAAGCCCCGATGCGGTTACACCGCTTGGTCATCCAGCCGCTCTCCTTCTTGTAGTCGAACAGACGACCGTTCCCCATCGCTCCGTTCAGAACCAGGTACAGGTGCGGCTTGTCGGTGAAGCTCAGCCCCACCCAGGCCGCCGGTCCCCACTTCCCCATCGAGCATCCGGGCCAGTCGTTCAGGAGTCCGTTGCTCCCGATGTGAACCTTGAGGTGTTGGTGGAAGCGACCGGACGGGATGAGCGGACCGCAGACCGCGTCACGCTCCTTCGGGCAGACCGGGCACGCGACCAAGACGCGGTGCGCTGCCGTCTTGCGCTTCTCCCCGGCCCGGTAGTGCCCGGCGGGGTAGACGGACGGAGCGGGGGGAGGAAGGACCGTGATGTGCACTCCGTCGAAGGAGAGGGGCTTGGTGCGCCCGAGCTTGGGAGCCGTCTTGGGGTACCAGCCGGTCAAGTCGAAGGAGTGCAGCGTGCAGTTGGTGAGCTTGTCGCCCGACTTCTGCGCCACCCGCCTCTCTTCGAGGAAGGAGAGCAGGACCTGGCGGTTGGAGGCGATGTAGAGAGTGGCGATGGTTGCTTCGAGCATCTTCTGGGTAAGCACAGCGGACTCCTGTGGGTTGACGTACGTGGGATTGTACTGCGGCGCAGCAGACTCTTGCGGTGGAGCTGGGAAGCTCCGGTGACTTCTACTACAGATTCTGGTTTCGTCCTTCGTCGGACTCATCAGCGGGGGAGGTTCCCCCGGACCAGGACGGGAAGGGGGAGGAGCACGAGGCCCCTCCCCCTTCCCGGGAAGCTGCTACTTGAGCGTGACGAGCCCACGGTTGACGAGCGCGTGGAGGTATCCCGCATCCCCCTCAGCCTCCTTCACCGCCTCGCGCCACTCGCCCACCGTCATGCCGGTCTTGGCCAGGGAGAGCGCAGCGGCTCCCTTGGTGCCCTCGCGGAACGGCGACTCCACACCCTTGACGACCGTGATCTTGAGGTCGCTGGAGATGTTCTCGCGCTTCTCCTTCGTCGCACGAGCGGCCTTGCCCCCCTTCTCCTTCGGCTGCGCTCCCTCGGTGCCCACGGCGCTCTTCTTGATCTTCGTCTCTTCCTTCTTCTTGGCGGCCATCTTGTACTCCTGGGGTTCTGTTTCGACCTTGATCGGTCTCATCAGCGGGGGAGGTTCCCCCGTACAGAGCACAGAGCGGGGAGCCCGGAGGCTCCCCGCTTCCCCTTCTCTCTAGTCCTCCCAGACCTTCCCGTTCCACTCCAGCCAGGCCTCTGCCGTCCCATCGGCCCGGTTCACCGTCACCACCGTCGAGTCATCGTTGATCGAGAGGTAGCGGTCATCGTCGGTGGAGCGCCCATCGGCATCCACCCCACCCTCGTACTGCTCTGCCCACTGCGCGGACCGAGTGTGCAACCGCAGCGACTTCAGGAGCTTGGTGATCTCCTTGACGGAGTACAGCAGAACGTCGGGCTTGGGCTCCATCCACTCCAGGCAGTGGAGCTTGGTCCCGTCCTTCGTGACCTTGACCAGGTTGATCTTGATCGTCCAGCTCTTCTTACACTTCCGACAGGACCGGTGGAAAAACTCGGTGGCGGAGTCGGCAACCTCGAACGTCCCAGGGACCATCTTCCCGCAGCAGGGGAAGGTCGTGCGCAGTTTCGTCGTACCCATGGCGTGCTCCTCACGGTTCTGGTTTCGGCCTCTCTCGGCCTCATCAGCGGGGGAGGTTCCCCCGGACCAGGAAGGAGGGGGCAGCGCCTGTGCTAGCGCGCTGCCCTTCCCTCTACCCCTCTCCTACTTCACCGTCACGAGGCCCCGGCGCAGGATGGCGTGGAGGTAGCCCGGGTCACCGTCCTTCTTGATGAGGGCCTCGCGCCACTCGCCCACCGTCTGGCCGGTCTTCATCGTCTCGAAGGCCACGGCTCCCTTCGAGCCCGCACGGAACGGCGTCTCTGCGCCCTTGGCGACCGTGATCACCGACTCCCCCGAGATGACCACGCGCTCCGTCTTGGCGGCCTTCTCCGTCGTCGCCGTCGTCTCCGTCTTGGCGGCCTTCTCCGTCGTCTCCTTCTTCTCGCTCCGGTGGTGCATCCGGCCCTTCTCCCCCTTCGCCAGGACCACGACCGGCTTCTTGGCGTCCTCCTTCGCGGCCAGCTTCACAGCCGCCTCCATCCCCTTCCCCGCCGGCACGGTCTTGTGCGCCTTCTCCGCAGCGATGAGCTCCCCGGTCGTCATCTTCCGCGACATCGCGGACACCAGAGCGAGGCCGACAGCGGCCTGCTTCTGCGCCTTCGAGAGCTTGGGGGAGGAAACGGTGGCGGGGGTCTTGGTCTGCTTCGTGGTCTTCATGGCGTGCTCCCTAGGTTCTGTTTCGACCTTGATCGGTCTCATCAGCGGGGGAGGTTCCCCCGGACAGTTGGAGAGTTTTTCTGGACGGGGTCTTCCCCGTTGTGCCCGCCTCTACTCCGGGCCGCCAGCGCGCTTTCCTCTCGCTCTCTCCTCCCCAGCCGTCGCACCGCCACGAATTCCGGCGAGCGTTCTAGGGAGAGGAGCTACAGCCCCGGGGCCTCTCGGCCTTCCGGGGAAGCTAGAGGGGAGCCGCCAGCTACTCGGCTCCCGCTTCTCTCGTAGCTTTCTCGAACCACGGGGAGTCACCATCTCTTCTCGACTCCGCTAGCTACAACGCCCACCGTCCAGACGGGGGAGGCTAGAGCGGGCAACCGATAGACCGGCAGCGGGCTCTCCAGGGGGGATGCTTCTGCATCCCAGCGTCGTAGACCGGGGCAGCGAGGCTCTCCATCCTCGGAGTCATTCGCTGGCGCACGCCATTGGCGCTCAGCAACTCCGAGGGTCTGGCCCTCGCTTCTCGGTCTGTGCTCGCTCTAGAGGGAGGCTCCTTCTTCCCTCGCCAGATGTCCGGAGCTTCTCGCTCAACCGGGCTGGCTTCGCTCGCACCGCTATGTCTCCGGGGAACCTCTCTCCCGGCCCATCCAACTTCGCGCTACAACCTCGGTCTAGCGAGTTGATGCGGCAGAGTAAAGAGAAAAGCCGCAACTATTTTCGCCAAGACTAGGTTCCCAGAACTGTTACGAAATTTGGGGTTCTTGGAGCTACCTTCTTTAGGGCAACACCATTTCTGGGGTCCGCTCCCCCCTCCCGCTCCCCCTCTAGGAGGCCCGTTCTGTAGAGCGTCGGAGGCCCGTTCTGAGAGGGAGAAGTGGGGTCCGCTACCTCTCGGGCTCCCCTCGGAAGGCCCCAGAGAAGCTGTCGCCTATATCCGCAGGGGAGGATATAGGCGACAGAAGGTGGCGAAAATCGACCGACGCTGCGCGTTACAGGTCTAACCTCCCAATTTCAGGTTCAAGACCTAGGTCCTACATTTTCGCCTTCACCAGCTGTTGCTACGTGTCCAAACCATCATCGAAGTCCACGCCGTTTGCGCTCCTTCGCCAGGTCCTTCAGCGCTGTGAAGAGAGCTTGCTGGACTCCGCTCTTGCGAGCCAGCGCGCTCACGACGACTTGATCGACGGTCTTGAGAGCGATGAGCCGACTGACCACGACGCGCTGCGCTTGACCCTGTCTCCAGACTCGCCGGATGAACTGCTTGTACACTTCCAGGTCCCACGGAGTCGTGTGGAAGATGATCGCTGCGTCGGTGCCCTGTAGGTTGAGCCCTCGTGCGACCGACTGGGGTTGGGCGAGAAGGACGGGGATGAGACCAGCGTTCCACTGACGCTCGATCAGCTGAGCCTCCTTCGTGGAGACTCCTCCCCCGATGCGGGGAGCCTTGGGGAACACCTTCTGGAGTCGAGCTAGCTCGTGCTTGAACTCGTAGGCTACGAGCGCAGGCTTGCCCTGTAGCTGCTCAACTAGCTCCACGGTCGCTTCCGTCTTGGCCTGGTGGACGTGTTCGAACGCTCCGTCAGAGTCTACGAAGACACCGCCTCCCGCGAGTTGTCGGCACTTCGACATCGACACGGCTGCGTTCGCCGCTGTAACGATACCGGCCTCCAACTCCGCCAGCATCAGGTTCTCCATCTGGTCGTAGGTCTTGCGTGCCTTCGCGGGCAGCTCCACCGGAACGTCGTTGATGATCAACTCGGGGAGCGTCAGATAGTCCTCAGCCGCCATCCTCAGTACGAGGGGAGCGATGGCCTTGTAGATGAGCTTGTCCGCTCCCTTCTTCAGCCGGTAGTTGAACGAGCCCAAGTTGGGCTTCTCGAAGTAGGTGTCCCGGTAGTGAGTGATGTACGGACCGAGGGAGCGGCCCAAATCGAGGATGAACATCTGTCCCCACAGGTCCATGAGACCGTTGGGGGAGGGGTCACCCGTCAGTATGTACCGTCTGGAAAACTTCGGGAGGTGAGGACGGAGCGTCTTGAAGCGTTGAGTCGTACCGTGCTTGAACTGAGTACTCTCGTCAACGACAAGAACGTCCCACCAAACACCCGCCTCCTGGGCGGCTCCCTTGACCAGCCTACGCTTCTCCCGTCCGGTCTTGGGGTCGATGTACTCCTCCATCCCTCCCAGAAGCCAGGGGAGCCCGTCTGGGTTGATAATGCTGACGTCGTGCGGTTGCTCGAGAAGGAGTTGCTTATCCGGGCCGTGAAGGACATGGACGTTGAACTCCTTGAAGTCGTCCCACTTCTGAGCCTCAGCCGGCCACGTCAAGTGTGCGGGCCGGAGCGGGCTGATGACGAGCATATTCTCAGCAACCCCGGCCTTCCGCAGAATCTTCAGGACTCCGTACATCTCGGATGTCTTCCCAAGGCCGGGGTCTTGGAAGAGGCCAGCGGCTCCGCGCTCGACGCAGAACCGCATAGCCTTCTTCATGTAGGCGTGCGGAATCCACTTCACTTGGAGCTCCAGACGAAGGAGATGCCGCAGTGCTCGCAGGTATAGGTGATCACCTCCCGCTCCCGGAACGCGTGGCACTTGGGGTTGACCCTCCCGTACCCTTGACCTTGGTGAGCGTATTGAAATGGAAGTTCATCTTTCGGGTGTGCCGGCTCCTTCTCCTCAACTTGAATAGTGAGATTGATGAACTTCGGGAAGCCAGAAGTTGGGTTGATAGCGTACCACTCCTCATGAGAGATACGCAGCTTGATGTCTGGCGAGGGCCGGTACATGGGAGAGAGGGAGAGGTACACTCCAGCCTCGGCTTGACCAGCCCGCATAGAATCGGGTCTGTCGTAGATGTCGAGCTTGGAAACTGAGCAATGAATCATGAGTCCATTCTTAGCCACGGCGCACCTTCCCCTTCTTGATGACTGCCTTCCGAGTGAACGGCATCCAAGACCCCCCGTCCTTCCAGACCTTCCTTCTCGCCATCTCCATCTCTAGGTCCACCGCCTCCTTCCCCTCCTCAACCGAGTCGCAGACATGTACGGGGAAGCCGAGAGACTTGAGAATGCGGATACGCTCTGCTTGGAGGGGAGTCGGCTCCTCCCCCGGCTTCTTCACCTCGATGAGGAAGTTGTAGCAACCCTTGGCGAAGAAGCAAAGGTCTGGATACCCCGCCTGTCCGTACATCGCGAGCATCGTGAGCTTGACGCACTCGACGTATCCCTTCCACTTCCCCTTGAGCGCGTGGTCCCTGATCTTCTCCTGCATCTTGGACTCTTTCACGGCTTCCTCCCCGGCCCGGACTTCCCCGTTGAGGCCTCCTGCCCTATCGGAGCCGTGCCCGAGGGGCCTCCCCCTCCCCGAGGGGCCTCCGGGCTTCCTTCGAGGCTCCTAGGCCCCTCTCCCTTGCCCGCAGGTTCCTTCGGGAGGGGTCCTAGCCCGGTCGAAGGGGAGCTAGGAGGGCCTCCCGGAGCCTCTCGACGCTTGAGGGGAACGGGAGCGGACCGGCCTGCTACGGTGATCGCGTCGCACCGGTTGCACTTGTAGGTGCCGTAGCACGGCGTAAACTTGACCACACCTCCGAAGATTCCGCAGATGGGGCAAGGACCGAGGGAGTCACCCGTCAACACCCGGTACGTGTAGATGGTCGTCAAGTCCCCATCCGGCGCACCGTAGACCAGAGCCTCGATGCGCCACTCCTTCGAGCAAGCAGCGCAGCGGTGCGTATGATGCGGCCGAGTCCTCCACTCCCCTTCGTCTACGTGTCGTTGCGCGCAGAAGGGGCAGAAGAGAAGGCAAGGGAGCGGAGTCTCAGTACTCACAAGGGCCTCCCTTGTTCGCGCTGTAGTCGCAGTAGAGGCACTTGCGGCTAGGCTTGGGAACGAAGTGACGGTCCACCAAGAGCTTCTTGGCCCGGGAGTCCCAGTACTTCTGAACCTTCCCGAGTTGAACGAGCTTGAGCGTGCCGGCCTCCGTCGTCACGAGCTTGTCGTGGTCGGTGTAGTAGAGACGGCTCCGGACTTCCTCCCCAAAGCCAGCCGAGAGCGCAGCAACTGCGTACCCATTCAGCTGATCGTCATACTCCTCCGGCTTGGGATTGCCGGTCTTCCAGTCCGTGACCAGAGACGGCTGCCCCTTGGGAAGCTCGAGCACGTCCACCTTGAAGCGAACGTAGACGGAGGAGTCCATCCACTGAACGAGCTTCCACGACTTGTCGAAGGCAAGCTCAAGCTCCGTCCGGACGGTGCGCGCCTTGTACCCGACGGCGAGCTTGTTGAGATACTTCTTGACTCCGGGCTTGCTCAACTCCACGGGGAGCTTCTTGAGCTGACCGCGAATGAACATCTGAGCAGCGTCGTGAATCTCTGTCCCCCTCCGGAGCGGCTCTGCCTCGGGGGGAGCCTCTGCCCCGCACTTGGAGCACTTGGACTCGCTCCCCTTCCCCTTCGACATGGAGCCCTCGAAGCACTTGATGCAGAGCTTCTGTACCCGGCTGTACTGAGTCTTGCGAGGGCAAGACTCGTAGTCTCGCAGAGACGACGGGCTCCACGCCTTGATGGGGATATTGACGATCAGGTTCGCCTTCTTGTTTGTTGTAGGCATCACTTCTCCTTCACGAGGGAGCCCCAATTGACTCCGACCTTACCTTCAGAGAGCATAGGAACGTCGAACCGCATCTCAGTACCCCACCGGTTGGAGCCTCCCACGCCGACAGACTCCATCGCTTCCTTCAGCACCGCCATCTCGGAGTCCGGCCCGCTGACGTTGATCTCGTCATGGACCGTAACCAAAAGCCTCCCGACCTTCTTGGGATGCTCGTGGTAGCGGATGAGAGCTTCCTTCGTACAGTCGGCTGCGCTCCCTTGGATGAGGTAGTTGAGCAGCTTGTACTCGTAGGTCATGTGCTTCTTGAATCGGTGACTCCAACCCGGAGGCTCGCAGTAGTACAACCGACCACCCCAAGTACGGAGCGGCTCCCCGGCCTTCCCCCGGCGACTGAGCTCTTGCTCTAGAGCCCGGAGGCCCGGAACGGCGTTGCGCATCGCTTGGGTGATGGCCCGGGCTTGCTCGACGGGGATGCCGAGTGCCTTAGCGAGCCCGCCAACCCCTCCCCCGTAGATGGTCCGGAAGTCCACGACCTTGACTGCCTCACGCTCTAGCTGGAGATTGGAGATAGCTTCAATCTCCGTCTGCATGAACGCGTGGGCGTCCATCTCAGGCTCTTTGTTGTAGCGAACGCACATCTTCCCATTCTCGTAGTGCGCGAGGATGCGAAGCTCTTGCTGCGAGTAGTCTCGATGTCGCCACTTGTGACCCTTGACCTTGTCGGGCTTGATGTACTTCCTGACGAGGGGGAGGGGGAGCAGCCCCTTGATGAAGGACGGGTGCTGATACCCGCCCCAACGGTCCCACTTCTTGGCGACGTTCATGAACCTCGAGCAACTCATCCGGCCCGAGCGCGCGCCACCTCCACCCTCCCCCTCGCGCTCTTGCTCCGTCCGGACTTGGTTCCAGACGGTGAAGATAGAGCCGTTATTCTCATACGCTTGTTCGAGCCACGGCTCCATCGACTGGCTCAGCGCCGTGCCGGCCTTGCTGTAGTAGTCGAGTACTTGGCAGAGGTTCTTATCGTGGAAGTCCGCCAGCGTCAGGACCTTCCGCGAGACGGACTTGAGACCTGTCTCGGTCAGCGTCCAACGGCTGACTGCCCCAGCTTGTTCGAGCGCATCGGCCAACTGCCGGTCGGAGTCGAGATTGAAAATCTCAGGGTCGGTGCTCCGCTTTAGACGCTTACAGAGCCAGAGCCGCGCACGCTCCCGCTGCTCCTTGAAGACCTTGATATCACGTTCGAGCCCGGGGATGTCTACCTCCAACCCCTCTTGCTCGTTGTCGAGAAGGTACGGCATGAGCCTACGCTCACGGTCATAGGCAACCTTCATCTCGGCATCGAGCTCGTTATACACCTTGTTGTGCAGAAGCTCCGGGCGGGTCACGTCGCCGCAAGCATAGAGCCCGACCAAGTTGCCGGGAGCCTTACAGATGAACGCTCCCCAGCCCTTCGTATCCTTCACTCCCCCAAACTTGATCAACCACTCCTTGACTGCGTCGCGCTCCGTTGCCTTGATCCCGAGGATGGCCTCAGCGGAGGGCTTCAAGCTCAGCGTGCGCGCGTGGGGGTCACGGAGGAAGAGGCTGAAGAGTGTATCGTGGTAGTTGCGCCAAGGGAGGAGCGGGAGCTTGTGGTGTGCTCGAGCAACTCCTTGGTCAAACTTCGCGTGGTGGAAGAGAACGGGGTTAGTGCTCGACTTCTCCCAAGCCTCCTTCATTGCGACGTTCGCCGCACGCAGCGGGTCAGCGCTGCGTTCCACCTGCTTGACCGTTGGCTTCCCCTTGATCTTCGTGAGCTCCCAGATACCGTTTCCGGTCGGGTGCCCCCAAGAGAAGTAGCGGGGAACCTTCCCCGGGAGCTTGACCGCCACGCCCACCGACTTCGGAGGCCGGGGATCACCCTTGACGATGGCGTGAGTTTCAAAGTCCACTACGCTGAGGGGAGCGTTCTTCATGACCGTCCTTTTTGAATCGGCCAATACTCACCTCTGAGTAGGGCCGCACGTTCGAGGGGGAGATTGAGCTTGCGATACCTGCCGTGGAGGCGACGAATGAAGTGCTCCCTCCGGGCTCCCTCCACTTCGGCCTCGATCAACTGACGGACCGACTGGAGGGAGAGCGAAGGGAGCTCATCGTTGAGACGCTCCCAGTTTCCCAGGAGCGTCTCAACTGTCGCCACCGACAGCCTTCTGTTGGTGGCGTCGTTCACGACTAGAACCGGCCCTTGCCAGCGGGCTTCTTGCCGGCCTTCCCGGCCTTCTTGCCGCCGCTGTTGAGCTGAGCCTCCAGCACCTCCTGGTCCGGAGTCGGGTAGGGAGCCGGCAGAACCTCCTTGGTCTCCTCCCGACGCTTCAGGACGGCGGACATGAGCTCCTTGTCCTCCCGGCTCAAGTCCGACACCTTCTCGAAGTTGACCAGGATGAGGTTGTCGTCGTCAGACAGGCGCTTGACGCGCGTCACCACGAGGGAGGAGTGCGTTCCCTCGCTGGCCAGCTGGTGTACGTACTGCTTCCACGGCTTCCCGCTCGTCACCGGGAGCTTGAGCTGAACGAGCTCAGCGGCCAGGACGTAGTCACCACCTTCGTCGATGCCGTTGGCGCTGATGAAGCCCAACCGGCGACGGTTCTGACAGGCCTTCCCCTTCCCCTGGTCCGCGCTCCCCCACTCGTTCTTGGGGCACTCTTGGCAGGAGTCGGGCTTGACCCAAGCCTTGGTCTCGGGGTCCCAGTACCCCAGAGCGTTCTCAGCGGGCCGCATCTCATCCTCCTTCGCTCCGAAGGAATAGCAGGAGGGAGGGTTGTTCTCGTCACTGTCGTATTTGAGCGGATAGTAAGTGTTCTCACACGTGTACCCGACGATGACGACATCGGCCTGATCGTCCTTCATCTTCTGACCGCCAATCGTCAGGCCGGTCTTGAGGGACGCGAAGTTGCCTGCGGGGAGGGGCTCAGACTCGGCACCCTCCTTGACGAGCCGCGCCAACTCCTCATCGAAGTCGGTGGGCTTCTGTAGTGCCTTGGTCTGCTTCTTGTCGGGCTTCTTGGACGCCATTTCCTTCTCCTTCTTGAGTTGCTTCGTGAACTTGCTGAAGTCTACCACGGGAGTCCTACTCTTCCGAGGGCCGCGTGCCGGCCTTGATGGCCTCGGTCACGTGAACGCTCTTGATCGTCTTCAAACCAGCGTTCTTGGCGATCACCTCCGCAGCCTTGATCGTCTCGCGCACGAAGTCGGAGAGGGTGTACATCACCTCCCCGGCGACCTTGAGCTGGACGTTGGCCTTGACCTTGGAGGGGGAAACGAGCTTGATGGGCTTCTCTGCGGGCTTCTTGGACGCCATGACCTTCTCCTTGTTGATGGGTTAGTACGTGCGGACCTTCTTCTGCTTCTTCGGCTGCTTCTCTTCCTGCTTCACCTTCGACTTACGCCAGAGCTTCCAGTTGCCGGGAGTGGCCGACACGGAGTTGCCCGGACGCTTCTTGACGTGCTTCACCTTCAGACACTTCGGCGAGATTTCAGCGAACATCGTTCACCCTCCTACCGCTTGTTGAGATAGAGCTTGACCTTGTTGAACTTGACGACGCCTGGAACCTTCTCCCCTGCTTCGAGACGCGCACGATACGCTTTGTCGTTGAGCTTGTGCGTCAGCATGTCCCAGGACTTGGTCTTGGTCACCCACGAAAAGACCTTCTCCCAATCTTGGACATCGGCCACGACCAGGGTGTCAATAGAGGCGGTGGCGAGCTTTCCCTTGGCCCCCTCGATGTCGGACTTCTTGAACGAGTTGATGATGTGGTCGTTGATGGCCGTCTCCTGCGCCTTCAACACCTCCAACTCGGCCTCCACCTCCCGGCTTCTCTTGAGCCTCTTCTCCCGCGCTTGGTACGCGAGATCAACGCAGGCTCCGAGCGTATCAGGAAACTTCATCGGCTTGACCTTGGCGGCGGGTTTCACAGCGGCTTCTCCAATCGGATGTAGAAGTTGGTTCCAGAAATGGGGTGGATGGACATTCGAGGGGAGGAAGGAGCGGAGGAGCCGCCAGGATACCCTGCGACCCAGATGCTCACTCCGTCAACAGCCGGCTCAATCGTCATCTTGAGCTCCCCCACCTGCACCTCGATGCCGGAGCAGCCCCGGAGCGGAACGGGCTGCTTGATCGAGGGGGAGCCTCGAAGGGGAGCGAGAGCAAGGAAGGTCACCGGACTCTTCGCAGCGAAGGACCCCGCTGCTGGCTTCTTAGCGGCTGCCATTGACGGGCTCCGAGTTGACGAGGGCTTTCAGGTTGACGGCTTTCCGGGGGAGGATCACCACGGTGCGGATGTTCGGGCTATCCAGAAGCATCTCTGCGTACATGTCCGACTCCCCGGAGGAGCGCGCAGAGATCACCGCTGTAGTCCGTCGAAGCAAGCCAATCACTAGGACTTCGCACATTGTAAGGAACCTTTCGGGGAGATGGCCCGCTCCCCCCTTCATCTGGGTGCTCGCCAAACCCGGAGCCGTTCTCGCAGCTCAGATTGGGAGTCCCGTGGGACTAGGGGGAGCGGGCCGGTAGAGACATACCCTCCTGTTTGTGTACCGGACTCAACTGCGCGGCCGCAAGCCGCTCGCGCTCCTCTGGAGGCTTGTCGGGCGCTCTGAGCCTACGAGCGCGGGTCACGAAGGGGAGCTTGGGCGGGTCATCGCTATGATGAGTCTCCACCCACGCAGTCGGAGTCCTCCCCCGCCCCTCGTACTGCGAATCATGCCCAACCCAATCTGCCCAAATGAGCAGGAAGGTTAGCAGGACGCAGATGAGAGCTAGCAGGATCAAGAAGGACTCCGAAGGGGAGAGGCCCGGAACCTAGGCCCCTCCCCCGGCAGTAGTAAAGCGGAAAACTAACGAGCTAACTAACGCCTATCGTCAGCTTCCGGTCTGAGCTCGTGCGGGTCTACGGAAGCCCGCTCAAACGCTCTCACCGGGGCAGGGGGAGGCCCTTCCTTCGTGGCTCCGGGCTCCGAGGTTCCGGAGGCCCCGCGAACGTATCCGGGCACGCTAGACGGAGGGGGAGAGGCCGCAGGCTCCCACGGCGAAGGGGGAGGCTCCGGAGGAGAGTAGTACCACTCCAGCATCTTCTCGATGTAGTGGATAGCCTTCTCCAAGTCCTCTCGGCCTCCCTTCTCGCGGTGTCGAAGGATGTACTTCATCGCCACTGCTTCGAGGTACGGGATGTCGTTGGCGAGAACGAAGTCCCAGTGCTGGATGGGCTTCTGGTAGTGCGTTCCTCCGACCTGCTTCTTGTTCGCGTTGTCCACTTACATCTCCTCATGCTGGTAGATGAGCTCGTTGCGCAGTTGCTGAACGCTTCTGAGAGGGTTGTCCTTGAGGTACTCCATGCAGTTGTCGAAGATGAGAGCACCCGTATAGGGGTCTCTGATGTGATTCCCCATACGAGCTTCCTGAAGCATGTTCATGGCAAGGTCGATGGTATCGCATGCCTTGACCATCGCAATCTCCCGCGTTGTGAGGAGGGGGAGCGCAATGAACAGGTGACGATAGAAGCTCTCTTCCATGTGTTCGAGAACACCAACCAACGCGGGGCTCCGGACCTTGACGGGAGCGGGGATATCACCGGTGTAGACTTCGGGAGCGTCGTGGTACAGGAGGTGGTAGATGATCGCCCACTCCCTAAGCACATACTTCTCGTCAAGGGGAGCGTTCGAGCCTGAGACTCCGACACCGTTCTCCAACTTGACCAGCTCCATGGCGAGGATGAGTGAGCCGTAGACGTGGTGGCCCACCGTATGCTCGAGCAACGTTGGAACGGTATGGAGTCGCTTCACACGGCCCGCAGCATACAGCATCTCGATGCGCTCTAGCGTCTTGATCTCCACGTTATGCCTCCTTCGACGGGTGACGAACCAACCACTCATAGCCAGCCTTGCGCCAGTCCGTTGCGGCGCACTCCAAGACGGCATCCGGACTCCGGTTGTACCAGGCCCACCACATGGGGACGGCGACGGTATTCCACCAAGGGGTCCGATAGGTCGTGGTGGCCGGGTTGATGCTCGAGTCCCAGCGCTCGAAGAAGTCATGAAGGTCCAGGTCCCATTCGGCATCCTTCGCTCCGAGTCCGAAGGGGGAGGGGTATCCCGCGCTCATCTCCTTCGAGGTACGCGCATACCTCCCGAGGACATCGCGGTCAGCGTCGTACCTCGTGATGAGCTTCCGGTACAGGTCACCGCCGGGGCCTTCGAGGTAGACGTGGAAGGAGTCCGACACCTGGTGGTAGAGCCCGACATCCGCTTCGAGCTTGTTGGCGATGTACTCCTGAAGCATCGACATGTGTACAGCGTTCGCTCCGTAGGCTCCCCACACCATGTCGTTGCTACGATTGCACACCGTCATGTCCAGTTGCTTCCGGGTAGTGAAGGTGGGCTGACGGTCTGCCGTCCGTAGCTTGAAGTAGACGTGCGTATTGCAGGGAAGGTCCTTGCTGAACCCGTGACCGAGATCAGAGAGGGGGTCCCACATCGTCAAGACCGCGCGTCGAGAGTCCGGGTCAGAGCGGAGGATGGTGATGATCGCCTTGATCTGATCATCCCCGAAGAAGCCTCGCCACCGGAACCCATACGCTCCGTGGAAGTTCACGCCGTCATCACTGTAGTTGGCCATCCGCTTGACGAGTGTCTGCGGAAAGCGGACATCCCTCCTCCCCTCAAGCATCCAGAGAGCCTCGAAGAGGTGGAAAAAGGGATTGGCGTCTCTCGCGGGGGAGAAGAGCACCCGCTCCGTGGGGCGGCTGTAAGCCGTCGTGACGGGCTCCGGAACCTCTAGCACTGGGCCGTTCCGTGAGGGGCGGGGGACACCTCTCCGTTGGATCAGTTCCAAGCCCTCTCGCAACGCATCGTTGACTCCCATCGCTTCCACGACGATCATGACTCCTGCTCCTTCCTCTTGTAGGTAGACCTGGGCCGTCCTTGACCCAACCGCACTCGCTCATACTTGTCGAATTCACAGAGACAGAATTGGATGTCGTGGGCCGACAACCTCCCCTCGAAGGATTCTGCTATCCACTTCGGCTGAATTGCCTTGACCAACGCTCTCACTTCCTCGAGCATCGCAGACTCCGAAGGGTGGGCGTGAAGGTCCCTTCCGGCGAGACGATTGAGGCCGCGCCTTCCCCCCGGCCCGATGGGCGTGAACGTCTCTGCGTCGTCTACGTTTGGGAGACTAGCAGCGTCGCGCCACAGGAGGTAGTCTTGCAGCACCTCCTTGGCCATGAACGGGCCAAACCCGTAGCAGTCTCGCATGATGACGTAGCCCGACGCCCAGCTGCGATTCCGCTCGATAGCCTCCGTGATCTCCTTCGCTTTCACCCAGAGGCTCCGGAGATAGAGCGCGACCACGTCCACCTTCGGGATTCCAGAGGCCCCGGCCCGGATCATGTATGCTCCCGTCCACGGCTTGGGACACTTCGCCACCGCCTTCCGGAGAAGGGGGAGAGAGTGCGACCCCAACCACCCAACGCTGTCGCTGAACTCCATCGTGCCGAAGAAGCGACGGACAGCGCAGTTGTAGAGCGCCACCTCAGGCGGGTAGCGTCGGTGCTCCCGGTAGACTTCGAGGAAGTGCTGTGTAGTCCGGTCGTGGAGCCTGCGGACGTTCGTGAACTTGAACTTCTGGAAGATAGGGTCCGAAGTCCAAGGCCGCGGATCACTATCCGCCTTGGAGAGTCGGATGAGCTCCCGCTCCTTGATGTACTTCCACAGCGGAGCCGCATTCACCTTGAGCATCTTCACGGTGCCCTCACGATCAACTCGATGTTACCGACCAACTTCGCCGGGGGGTTGAAGTGAAAAAACTTCGCCTGGTCCTTGAAGAGGGTGAAGTGACGATACTTCTTCGCGTGCGGCTTCAGGTACGATGCGATGATCTTCCCCTCCAAGAGGCCCACCACCTCGGGACCATTCGACTGAGTTGCTGCGTACGGCTGGTCCAAGTAGAATTGGACCACGCTCTTGCTCTCCCCTCGGGTGTACGCGATGGCGTTCCGGACCATCTTGTGCTCCGGGTGTCGGATGGCGAGGGGGAGATAGATGGTCACGAGGCCCCGGTTGCGCCACGCCTGGATTCGAGCCACCCAATCCTTCCACCGCTCCTTGATCTCGGCCTCCCCCGCGAGTCCTTCGATAAGGCCAAGACCGTACCAAGCAGCATCGACCGCTCGCGCATAGTCCTGAGCGTCACGGCTTCTCTTCCGAGTGCCGCTGAAGACGGTGACGATGATCGTTGCATCCCCGGCCTTCCTCCAAGCGTCAAGATGCCCACCGAGGGAGAGGAAAGCGTCATCAGCGTGAGGCTCCACGACGATGCGCCAGGGAGTCAAGGAGCCTCCCCTAGGCGTGCCCTTCCTCCCCTCCGCTCCCGAGAGGCCCAGGAGGAGCCCGGACGCGCTAGGATGCCCACGCGCGGCCTCGCTACGCTTCTTCGCCGGGGTAGCTACCGGGCTCCCTGTAGACTTGCGGGCTCCCCGGGCCGGGGGAACGGCTCCAGAAGGCTCCGGGGAGGCACCTAGCCCTAGCTCTAGCTGCTCCCGCTTCCAAGGCTTCCTCTCCCCCTCGGTCCGTTGCTCCGCGCTGAGCGTGCCCATCAACGGTCCTCCTTGCCTAGCCTGTAGAGCGTATAGGCTGCGACGATTCCAATCAAGACCAGGAGCGAGAGGGGGAGCCCGAGAAGGCTCCCAAGGAACCAGCTGGTAAAGTTGCTCACTTTGTACCTCCATGACGTTCGAGACAATCCGGACTGATGCAGGTTCCGGTGTGGTCTACTTGGCAATCCCCGCATCCTTCGCACAACACGGTGGCGTACCTTCCGTTGGCCGTATCTTCGGGCTTGGTGATGTTCGCCATGTCTCCGAAGTCCTCCCCGAAGTTGTCCTCTGAGCACAGCTTGCAGAAATCAGCCATGGGAGTTGGGCCTCCCCCCGCAAGTGGGGCATGGAATCGGCTTCACGAGTCCGCTCCTCACCGCGAAGTCGGAGCCCGGGGGAAGCTCGGCCCAAGCAGACCAAGGCTCCCCGTCCTGCGAGTCGGCAATCTTCCCCGTACCGTCGCAGCGAGTGCACGGACCAATCTCGATGTTGACTTCCAACATCTGCGCCTTCCCCTCCTTGATCAACTGATGAGCCATCGAGAGGTTCTCAACAGTGCGAGCGTCCGTATGAGACTGAATGAGTAGAGAGTTGATCGCGTCGTCATCGACGGGGGGAAGGTCGATGGCCAGCGGCACACCTCGAAGGAGAGAGGGGTCAGGCTGGTCAGGCTTCCCCGTCGCTTGACTCGCCTTCCAGTCGCGCTCCAGAACCTCTGCGACCGTTCCCCGGATGAGCTCCCCCATGTCGAGCCTCTCAGCGGTACAGAGGTGCATGAGGAAGATGACCGTGTCGGCGATGGCGTCTGCCTTGAGCTCCCTGAGCTCCTCCCGCGTCTTGGATGCGTACCTCCGACCCTGGCTGATGTTGAGCTCTAAGTGCGCGAGCTTGAGCATCTTCGCCGCGCACGTAGCTTCCAAGAGCTCACCCACCTCTTCCGCCGCGCCCAAGACTCCCTCGGTGCTGCTGGGAAGGTCGTGCTTGGGAACCTTCCTCTGGGTCCACCGATAGAGCGCGACCTGGATGCTCGACATGTAGGTGGGGTTGGTGGGTAGACGCGGGCTATCCACTCCCGCGTACATCTCAAACTGCTTCCTCGCGTTCAAGAATGCGTCGCTCATCGCTTGCTCTCCTTGTAGGCCCTTGACGGGTAGAACCGGATGTCTACGAGTGTTCCCATATTCGCCTTGTGCCGCCTATTCTTGCTCAGTACCAACTTGATGTAGCGAGGGTAGTGATCCGCCAACCACCTCGCGCTCTCTTCGTGCCGCCTTGCCCTTCCCCCCTCGTAGGAAGCGCAGCCGCCGGTAGCGGGCTTGGACATGTCCTTCGCTGAGAAAAATGAACTACTGTAGGACTTCAAGCCGTGGGTGTAGCACTCCAGGCTAAAGTTGATGTCTCCATTACACCACCGGGTTGGACCGGAGATTCCAAACCCGGCACCGACTCTCCGCACTTCTCCGACGTTGATGAAGAAGGAGTAGGCTGTCCGCTTGTTGGTCAACCAAGGCTCCTCCGTAGTGTTGAAGAACGTACTGGAGAAGGTGGTGAATGCGACTCCCGGCGAGAGAGCCTTTTCTGAGAGATCATCGAAGTACCTCACCACCTCGCTCCCCGTTGCCTTGTTGAACCGCTTCCTCCCCCCTTCCATCTTCCCGGTCAAGAAGATGAGGTCATCGTCCAACGTGATGCAGAGCGGGTGCCGGCACTCATCCAAGATGACCTGCCGAGCGTAGTTGACTCCCCTCCCTTGAGCCTCCCGAGCGGAGAAGTCACTCCAAACTCGGAGGCCCGGATAGGTAGCCTTGAGCCTCTCCGAGTCTTGCGCGTCCGCAACAGCGATGACGCGGGCCTTCAAAGAGTTGGGGAGGTTCTCATAGGACAGCATCCGCTCCCGGCGATAGGTGAGGATGTAGATTGGAATCTTCACGGTCGCTCCCTTCCTGTCGGTTGGTATGCTTCCAGTGCCGCAGCGATCAAGTCCTCTGAGCGGATACGCTCTGGAGTGCGCGGCAACTGTCGATTGATTAGCGCGTTGGCTTGCTCGAGCCTGTCGTTGATGAGTCTCTTGATGTAGGCCCGACGCTCATCCGTCTTGACTGCGATTGAGATGTTCGGTGTGATCGACATTGAGTCCTCCGAGGGGGAGGGGAGCGAGGCCCCTCCCCCGGTTGCGCCGTTGCTACCGCTTCTTGACCGGTGCCGTGCTGAGGAACCTCTCCTTGGCCTCCTTGGTCGCGCGCTCCCGCGCTTCCTCCGGAGACTCCCGAAGGATGCGCGCGCGGTCCACCTGCGACGGACGGGAAGTGTCCGCCGGGGTCAACTCGAACAACGGCAGAGGCCCCTCCTGGTGCTCCTGCGCCCACTCCGCTTCGAGGGTGTCGAGAGCCTTGACCACGGCTTCACGAACCAACCCGATGGGACCCCGCGCCACCGTGTCCCCGTCGCCATCGATGATGATGACGTTGTCGTTGTTGCTGAACCGGATGATCTTCGAGTAGGTGAGCATGATCAGTTCCCATCCACATCGAGGACGCTCTTGGCGTTCTTCATGTCCGGGTGCTCACCACACCACTGACCCTCCCGGGCCGGGGGCCAGTAAGCAGTGGGGCTGAAGGAGGCCTGCCCCATCGGTCCCTGGACCGGGATCAAAGTTGACTGCGGCGAGTGAGCCCTGCACTCCTTCTCCAAGATGGCGAAGAAGGGGCAAGACTTGCAGGTTGGCTTTCCGATCACCATACGCTTTTCGCTTCCCATGACTACCTCCGGTTGAGAACGGTTTGACGATACAGCTTCACAGCGTCGAAGTTGTCCAAGACCCAAGCCTTGGCCCGCTTCTGACGACCCTTGTCGAGCGCAAACTGCTGCGACTCCCTCTTGTTGATGAGCTCCGGAACCTCCTTGGCGTCGTCCACGAAGAGGGCCGTGTCCACAGGCACGACCTTCGACGCTTGCCGATGGAGGATGGGGCAAGACCCGTAGTACAGAGCCTCCACCGTCGTATTGTTGAAGCTCCCCTCGGTGTACACCTTGTTCTTCGGCTTCCCGATTCCCATGAGGTCGATCATGAACCAGGCGCGGGAGAGAACCGTGGGGATGTGCTCCAACGGGATGTACCCGTAGAAGTCAGCCTTGCCGGTGCCGGGGAAGTCCCCAGACGGCGTGGTGGCGCCGAAGAAGTCCGACCCAACCGCAGCCTCCCACTCGGGAGTGGTCCTCAGCTGGTAGTAGAGGATGCCGTTGGAGTACAACTCGACGTCACCCTTGATCTCGGGGATGTAGGGGAGGAGCTTGTGGATGCCCTTGATCGCCTTCCACTGGGAAGTCCAGACGGTCAAGACCTTCTTGGCCCGTTCCGGCTTGAGCTTCTTCGTGTAGAGCGAGATGGTCTGCGGCTCGATGGGGAAGAAGGGGAAGCGGGAAGCCTTCACCGACTTGTGCTTGAAGAAGGACGCGAAAGCCGGTTGGCTCACCGTCACCGTCTCGCAGAGCGCGATGGTCCGCTCCCCCCACTCCTTGTAGCTCTCCCAGTACCCATCCGTCACCCGGCCCGCGATGGGAATCTTGGCGCGCTTGATCTCTTCGAGGAAGGGGAGGAAGTTGGGAACGTCCCCATAGTCCTTCGTAGGATGTGGGCAGAGGAAGGCGAGATACACGTTGGTGTACTTCTCGCGCTTGAGATACTCGACGCTGGCGAGGTAGTTGTTGGGCGCGTGCGGAAGCTCCCCGTCAACGCTGATGAAGGTATCTCCTCCCCTCATGAGCTCACGGCTCCCCGTCTCGGGGTCATAGAGCCCGATGGGCATGCTCTTGTGCTGCCCGGACCGGAACACGTGGAACGTCTCGCCAACGGAGTCGGCTGCTCTCCGAAGGTTGACCAACTCGGTGTTGATCCCTCCGACGCTGCTGGTCGGCCAGTAGATGGCGGCTGTCTTCGGCATGACCTACTCCTCCCCGCTCTGGTGGGCGGTGATGATGACGACGGGAGTGCTGGGCGTTCCGGTGTACGTCACCGGCTGCTCATCAACACCGTCCTTGGCCACGAAGCTCCAGCCCTTCTTCCGGAGCTCAGCGGTCATCATCTCGAGCAACCTGGTCTTGCCCGCGCCTTGCAACCCTCGGATGTCTACGTTGACCACGCTCACATACTCTCCTTCCCCCTTCAAGGGGCAATCGGGATAGTGAAGAATCTCTTGTTCACCGGCCTTGTACTTCTGGTAGTAGCCCGGCACTCCGCACTTCGGACACGCCCACGCGTCACGACGCTTCACTTCTGCTCCTCCTTCGGCTCCACGTCGAAGAACACCGTGCGCTTGCACGCGGTGCACTCCCCTCGGAGGCTCTTGGGATAGTTCATTCCGGACGGGTGGACGTTCCGCAGGGGAGCGCTGTCCACGCCGCACTTCGCATCGTCCTTCGACTTGTACACTTGGTCAGCCATTGCCCTTCTCCTTGTGGTCTTCCATCGAACGTCCGCACCAGTCCCCATCGGGGAACGTGTAGTCGCAGAGGCCCACCTCTCGGGGTTGGGCGTCCTGGTAGAATGCGTGAGGGTCCTTCCGCTTCTCGGCCTCTCGGGCTCGCTCCTCCGCCAGCGCTTCCCCGAGGGCCTCCCCGAAGGAGACGGGGGTCAGCGAGAGCATCGAGGCCGCAAGGGCCTCTGCCTCGTGTTCTTCCTCGGGGGAGAGCCCGGAAGGCCCGGAGCTAGGCGAGGCCACGTCCTGCGCGCTCCCCGGGGCCTCCTGAGCCCCTTCCGGAGCCTTCTCCGGGCCGGGGGGAGGCGGGGGAGCCCGTAGGGCCTTGGGGAGGTGCCTCAGGCGGCAGGCGTTCCGCTCCTCCACCGTACCGTACCAGGACTGGCAGCGGGGGCAGCAGTAGGGGAGGTGCTCCCCGCCGCTGTTGATGGTCAGGCCGGGCACCGGCTTCTTCCGCTCCTGCTTCTGGATGCGAGCGTGGACGGACATGTAGGCCCGACGCTCGTGGCGCGTGAGCTTCTTCTCTTCGAACAAGCCCTTCATCTCCGTCATGGTGACGGGCTTGCTCTTCTTGAACGCGACTTCGGCTGCCATAGACGGCTTCCCCTTCGTCATCGGAGGCTCCACGGTGTGACTTCCCTGCGGTTGGACTTCTCCTGCCTATCCCTCTTCTGCGCGAGCGTGTAGTTGTGAGCTGCCTTCTTCAGCCGGCTGATCTCCTTCTTCGCATTCAAAGCGTCGGAGCACTCGGGGTTGGAGCAGGAGCGACACGGCTCCCGGGCCGCAGCCCCGAGGGCAAGCGCGGCCGCGATCAACGCCGTCTCTGCGTTCTGTGCTCGAGTCTTCATCATCCCACCGTATGGTTCTTGATAACGAGCTTGAACTTGGCCGGATTCCCCGGGGTCAACTCGGAGTAGTCAGCAGTGGCCTCCTCAAACTCCACGTGGATGTCCTCCGTCCCGAAGAGGACAGCGACTTCTCGGAGCTCAACCAAGGACACCGTGATGTCCAAGTCGCTGAGATCCAAGACAGCCTCCCTCGGTCCGGGCCGGTCCGGGCTAGGCTCGTACCAATTCACGTCCATCCGCGCTGAGTTGATCTTCTCCCCCTTCGACGGAGATTGACGGATGCCCCGGACGGCGTTGCCCGTCATCCGGAAGATGATGCCCAGCTTCCTCTCGGCTTCCTCTCTCGACATCATGACTAGCTGTCCTTCCCACGGGGAGCGTTCTCCCCGTAGCGAGCCCGGAATGCGTCAGCAGCCATCAGAAAGAGGCTCAGGCTGGTCTCGATGAAGACCCAACGCACCTTCCCCTCTCCGTCCGGGGGGAGGGGAGCAGCGATCATGACGCTGACCTTCCCCGACACCATTCCGCCGGGGAGACATCCCACGCGGAACGGCTCCGTGACGTGAAGCCTATCCTCTAGGGCCTCGCGCTTGAGGTCACGCCAAGGATTCTGATCCAAGTCCGGAGTGATCGTGAGAACGGGCATGACTACTTCCCTCCCTTCTTGACCGGCTTCTTCCAAACCTTGTTCATCGACAACGCTTCCTCGTGCGCCCGGTCGATGGCGTTCTGCCGCCGCCCCTCCTTCCCGAGGTGGTGCTGTCGCGCTTCAGAGATACGAGCTTGCTTCGCTTCCGAGTGATTCTATCCCATGGTTGATCCTCCTCAGTACTTCGAGCCCGTGCACCAGAACGACGCCCAGTGCTTCGCTACCTCGTCATGCTTCGCGTCCTCCCACTGCTCTTCATTCCGTACAATCCACAGCTTCTGAGTCCCTGCCGGAGTCTTGACCGGCACGCCGTTGTAAGCCTTCAGGAAGCCCGATGCCTTGAGCTCCCGGCTCAGAGCGTTGTAGTGGAGCTTTGGCTGCGGCCCTCCCGGGGAGAGAAGCGTGAAGAGTTGCTTGGTCGTGAACAGGTCGCACTCCGTTGCTGCCTTCGCATTCGGGAGCCCGAGAAGGACGTGGTCTGGGTCATCCTTGAGTTGCATCGCCCAAGCCGCTACCTCGCTCTTGTTGTCCTCGATCATGTCGAGCTTGGCTTGCGTCATAGGGGGAGCGCCATCAGGACTGAACCCGCTCAGGTCTACATGCTCGAGGTGGTACCGTAGACCGGGGAGCCCTCCCCCCTTCCGCCAGCGGTCGAAGGTGCGATACTCGCCTTGCGTCGCGGGGCCTCCAAGCACCTCGTGGACGAACCAACGCCTGTCGTACTTTTCCAAGTAGAGAGCGTTTGGCGCGTTGCTTGTGAGATAGAAGTTGACGCAGTTGGGAAGCTCAAACTTAGGCTCATACTTCTCGTTGATCTGGAGCCTCTCCCCGGTGATCATGTCCTTGAGCCGGTTGGCTACGTCTCGCCGGTCGTTACCCGTGATCTCATCTCCCACGAGGAACTGCTTATTGCGAATCCACCCGTTGAAGTCGGAGTGGAGCTCAGCCTCCGTGATCGAGCCTCCGTGCTGTCCGTACAGGTCCGCTACGGTCAAGCCCAGAAGTGTCTTCCCCGTTCCCTGCTTCACGCCCCAGACAATCGGAGCGCTGAGCAGCTTCCCCCCGGGATGTTGGAAGGGATAGGCGCACCACTGTTCAAACCACCGACGCTCAGCGCGCTTCTCCTTGAAGATGTGGTCGAGAAGCCAGTCCCACGGTTTGATGTCCCCCTTCTTGCTCTCGCACCCGTAACCCTTCCAGAGGTTCCAAGCTCCCGTCGAAGTGATCTGCTCCTCTCCCGGCGCAAAGGTCAACTCTGGGACGGTGCTCCGTTGCTTCCACTCGCGCCACTCGCTCCAGACATACTTCGTCTTGACCTTGTCCCCTTCGACCACCTTGAACTTCCGGTCCATATAGAGGAGCCGAAAGTCACCTTCGTTGTAGAGCTTCCCCGTCTTGCGTAGGAGGAAGGAGGGAGGAGCCTTGACGAACGCCACTTCATCGTTCATCCGATAGAGGTGCTGAGAAGCCTCCCAAGGGGGAGTGTCATTGATCAACGTCTTGAGCGCGTCTAGAGACTCGGCCTCTAGGTAGTCATCCAACCCCACCTTCCCCTCCTTAGAGGGGGGAAGGACAACGAGCGTCGGCAGCGCTCCCCGAGAGCATAGCTCCTCCGCGAGTTGGCGCTGAGCTCTGAGAACGTCGGGCTTGTCGGCAGCGTCGGAGTCCCAGATCAACGCCACGGGCCGGTTCTGCCAGTTGATCTTCGTCAAGAGGGGGAGAAGGTCAGGGTGCCCCTTCCGCGCAGCCCTCCACATCTCGACTCCTCCGAGTCCGATCACCGGCAACCCCGCGAGACATCCCCGGCCCGCTTTGAACTCCCCCTCGGTGAGGTAGAGAGGGATGGTTGGGTCGTGGAACACCATCTCCCACTTGACGAGGGGGCAGAGGTACACCTCGGGGAGCGTGTTGGGAGGCTGTACATACCGGTGCTCCTTCTCCGCTGACGCTTGGAATCCCTTGGGTTCGCCCGTGTACCTTAGACGGTAGAATCCGGAGGGCTTGCCTTCCAACGTCCAGTAGGGAATCTTGATGGACTCCCGTTTCTCGTGACCGAGCTTCTCTGTCTCCTCCTTCGTCAACGCTTGGAATCCCAGAGCCTTGACGCACTTCGTTAGACCGCTCTCCTTCAGCTTCTCGAGCATCAGCTTGGTCGCTGCGTGTGCGCCAAGGTTAGTTGTCGGAGCCATATCGATGGTCTCGGGCTACTGTCCAACTCGGGAAGAGAAGGAGCGCCCACGCGAGAAACCTTCGCGCTCAAGACGCTTCACCAAATCCGAAGGAGTCACCTTGGTGAGCTCCAAGAGCCCAGTCGCAAGAGCCAGACGGAGGACGTTCGACAGCGTCACCATTGACGGCTTGCTGCCTTTCGTAGCGCGCAGAAGGCTCAGAAGGTGGGACGTTCTGAGCTCGACATCGCGCGGCAAACGAAGGTTGACGGCACGACTTCGGGCCTTCAAGCTAGGCGAAGTTTCTACGATGTTTTTCGCCAACACGGTCATTTTGGGCTCCAGGTGGGCTACAGGTGGAGAGGTGGGCGGCTCCAACTCTCCGGACCGGGAGGGGTATCGGATACCCGCGCCAGAGTAAAGTAAATGGATTGCTCGAGTCGGAATCGTTCGAGAGTCCGCGGACATGGGCGTTATTGCGGGGCTGCGCAGTTGCTCCGTTGCGCGGTATCCGGTCGCCGGTATTCGATACCCGGAAACCTAGTATAGGAAAGTGATAACTCTTTACTCTACTTCTTCCTAGGTAGCTAAAAACCCACCAGATACCGGATACCGTAGAAGAACTGCTTATGGGCTAGACTTGCTCCCCCTTCCGCGCTAGCGCGAGGGGTACGATGCCGCTCTCCCCTCTCAGACCGTGCACTCGACAAGGCTGTCCCTCCCTCGTGCGGGGAGGGGGAGCATGCCCAAGTTGCCGTCGCAAGTACGAGCTCAACAGAGGCAGCAGGCACGAACGTGGATACAACTACGCATGGATGATGGCGCGCGCCAAGTACCTGGAAGAGAATCCGGTGTGCCAGTGCGGCAAGCCCGCCACGGTGGTTGACCATATCGTCCCCCACCGTGGGAACCGGGAGTTGTTTTGGGACCGTACCAACTGGCAACCTCTCTGCGCTCGCTGCCACTCCTCCAAGACCGTCCTCCACGACGGAGGGATGGGACGTTCGACAACGGCTCCGGCAACGCAGGACGTGAGGGGAAGGTTTGTCCCACAGGAGAGTACCAAGAGGGAGCCCGAGCCAGCTGAGATAGGGCCGCGCATTCGCTGAGATGGGACCGTACCATTGGGAGGGGCGGGTTGATTTTCTACCAGGGTTGGCGCGGGACT